GCCACCCCTTTCATGATACCGAGGGGAACGCCGTAACGCGCGGCGGCGTTTTTGAGCGCGGAGAGGATGTGGGAGGGAGGTTGCCCGAAGGAGATGGTAGGGAAGATGGAGCCGGCGGCTTTCTTTTTTCGTGTGGCACCGAAGAGCCCGATGCCGCCGATGAGCGCGATGATGGGCCAGATCATGTTTCCATCCTTTGTTTCACTCGGCGGTAGTTGACGCCGTTATAAACGATGGTTCCCATACCGAAGAGGGTAAGTAGAAGACCAGGGAGAGGGTTGGTTGGGATTGCACGAGCTCCGCCCCAGATCATCAGGGGGCCGATGAGGTAGACGTCGGCCAGCCTGACGCCTTGTGCTTTGGTGGTCTCGTTGATGGTGAGAGGTTTCACAGGCCGGCCTTCTCGAGCTTGACGTAGTAGTCCGGATCTTCTGCGAGGTGGTCAGCGGCAATAATCAAAGCCACGTTTCGATCTCTCGTGTGCTCGAGTTCGTGTTGTAGTCCGATAGCTAGCTGCTCTCGGTCAAACTGCTCGATGGCCATCCCTGCGGATCGTCCACCTCTCAATATGAAAGGTCTTCTTATCAACGTTCGCTTCATGTCCCGAGCATATCATCGTGGAATCGAGCTTTCCAGAGCGTGCCGGTAGGCGTCCTTGAGCCCCTCGCCGTCGCGGACGTAGATCCGGAACCTCTCTCGCGCCTGGCGGGCAGCCTGGGCTCGGTGGTCCGGGTTGTGTTCGGCTGCTGCGGCCTTGTCTCCTACCAGAAACCAGTACAGCTCGTACAGTTCCTTCTCGGCCTTGTTGACGCGCCCGTGGATTCGGTTGGTCTCGGTGGTATGGGCTTTCCAGTACCCTTCCAGCGCCTCCAACCGGGTCTGAATGGCCGGGTGGGAGGCGTCCAGAAGCTCACGGTCGTGGGCTTGAACGGCGGAACGGATGCGGGTGTTAACTTGCGAGGAGACCCAGGCGTAGGTGGCCGCGGAGCTGGAGACCAGGGTGACCAGGATGGGCCAGAGCGCAAGGAGTTTCTGCAACCATTTCCGGTTGTTGGCCATCCCCAAATACTAACATATGTGGCCCTTGTACGGCTTGTAATCAGAGGGCATCTGCAATCGCCAGTTCCAGTAATCAGCGGGTTTGTACTCGGAGGCAACGTCTTCTACTTGTTGCAGGCAGCGTGCGGCTTTGTTCGGATAGAACCGGATGAAGTTGAAGAGACGACACGTTGTGTTTCGGTCGCGAGGAGTCAACGTGTCGTTGTCGAAGTCGACGATAATGGACCCAACGCCGTTGAGATTTATGACGGTAGCGGGAGGAGGGCTCACGGCTTGACCTTAGGTTTGGTGTTGGGGTTGATGCCCTCGCTGGTTCTCTCGGTCCAGTTCTGCTCGAAGCCTTTGGTGTAAGCCTCTTCCTTGCCTTGGATGGGGCGCAGTCCGTAGACGGAAGCGGTGGCGGAACGGCCTTCGTGCTCTATGGTCACGGTCACCTTGACGATGACCGGGGGATCGTTTTTGGCTCGGGTGACATGGGTCATCGGGTGCTTGGCCAGTGCTTGCAGTCGCGTGCGGTTGATGGAAGACATCACCTCGATCGTTGAGTTCTTGGAATGTGCTTTGGAGATCTCCTGCTTGAGCATCTCGACGACGTCTCCGTACTCCTGGCCGGGGGAGATGTTGTGCGGCAGGCACAAAGAGCAATCCGGCATACAGTCTCCGCTGGTTTCGTCGATGTGGTGACCTTTCTCGCGCATGTCCTTCACGGACTGGATGGCTTCCTCGACGGGGTGGAACTTCGTGTCGTACAGTTCGTTCATTTCATCTCCTTTAGGCTCTCGACAAAAGTGTAAACGTCCACCTCAAACTTTCTGGCTCCTTCTACACAAAGAGCATCGCTAATTTCCGTGACTCCGTCTGCCAAGATCCTGAGAGGATATGAACTCAGCGCGTCGGCAGCGACTGCGTCTTCTTTTTCTATAAGGTCCGCAAATTTTCTACACAATCTGGCGAACTCTTTAATATCTATATCTTTAATGTCGTACATCATGCTCCTCCGGTAAGTCGCTGTCGAAGTAGGGTGCGGCGGTTGGTGTCGCGAGGACGTTTCACGGCGCGTTCGATTGCTTCGACCGACCCCACGATGGCCAGTCGGTCGTGCGTGCGTGTAACAGCAGTATAAAGCAGTTGCCGGCGAAGAGACCAGTGAACCTTGTCCGCGATGATGAGGACGAAGGGCCACTCCGAGCCTTGACTGTTTCCTCCGTCGAATCCGTTTTGAAGAAAACGACCATGTTCAGGAACGGTAACACACCCAACGTAATCGTAGGTAGTTTCTAGTTTGACGATACGGTCGTGATGAAATTTAAGTTGCTCTTGAAAGTTACCTAGTTCTTCAGCTGTAGCTCTGGATATATAACCTCTTTGTCGGGCATTTTGACCGGTATAGGTGTCACAATGGAAAGAAGATGGATCTACGGGAATGAGGTAGTTTTGTTCACGCCCCGCGGTGTATTGAAGGCGTCTGTTTTTGGTTTTATTTATAAAACCTATTCGCGTATTTTGATAAGGATTAAAAAAACGTTGGGCGTTTTTACCGTAGATGTAGATGATCCATTGGCCATCTCGGCAAGTGCGCGAAGAGATAATACCAAAACGCAAAAGAAGTATTTGAACTTGGTGAGTTATTTTTTCATATTTGGTGGACCATTCAATGTGATCTAGGGTCCGCCATTTTTCATCCGCATTTACTGTACCGTCTTCAAATAGACCACGAAGAAAATCCGCTTGTTCCATTTTTGCGGATTTCAAAATAGCTTGAGGAATTTCTTTTTTGTTAGGGTTCATTCCTCCGATAAGTCGAAGCCAGTCGGCAAGGCGAACGGAGTTTACTTCAGCAAAATAAGCTCCGTTTTCGAACCAGCGTTTTGGTTTTTTGTGGAAGAGTTTTGAACATAGTTTGCAGAATCTATCTACGACGTCTTTATGACGTTTGGCTAACCGAAAACCTTTTGCGTACAGTGTCCCATCGGCTACCATCAATCCGAAGAATTCGGCGGCTTCTGATAAAAGATAACGAGGCACTCGATGGCGTTTTGAACGAATGTCTCCAGCAGGAAGAGGAGGTAGTTCTTGAACTTGACCGCTGTCCCAGTGAAGGGCCAGACGTAAGAATTGGCCTATTTTTAGATCTTCGGTTTTTCTTAGTGTGTAACCATATCCTCCCCACACCTTCATCTTATGATCAGGAGTAACGGTTAGTTCGTAACCATCTTTTGTTGTTATCTTTATGCAAGGGCGTTTTTCGGCGGAAAGAAAAGCATTTTCAAAAGGAAGAAAACCTTTGGTAGTTTGTATTTTATCGGTATAGTTTTCATGGACCAGTTCTTCCATGGTCACTACACCGTGTCGTTGTAGTCCAACCAGAGTGTCAGAAGTCACACATTTGTGGACCGTCATGGCGTAGGCCAACGTCAGGGGCTCCAGGTCCGCGCGGCCTTTCAACAGAAACCACCCGAAGGGGTGGTTCTCGTCGTAAAGGCCGTCGAACTCGACATACGCCAGGGTGTCGACACCCCTGACGTTGACTTGTCGGACGTAGCCGATGTCTCCGTTCACGAGCCCGTTGTCCTTGTTGTTCTTGGTGTACAACACCTTGTCGCCCTCGAAGATGCGATAGTTGTTGGCCGATATGTGATCGTCCAATTCGTCGTGGGGGTTGAGCGCAGCCTGGATGGCGAGGTTCAGGTTCACCGTCCCGGCACCCTTCTTGTGCTCGGGGGTCAGGATCTGGATGTCGGGGAACTTCTTGGACAGATGAATGGCCACCTGCACGATGGCCTCGCTCTCCTCGAACTGCCCAAACTCGAAGTCCGGGGTCTCGCGCAGATCCGGTTTCTCGCCTTCGATGATCTTGTAGGCGTTGTCGCAGACCCAGGAGTCGCCGGCCTGGCGGTGGACCGTCATCAACCGGAAGGTGGGGATGGTTGCGGATTCGAGTAGATCGAAAAGAGGTTGTCCCGGTCCCACCGGAGGCAGCTGGTCGCTGTCACCGACGATGATGAGGCGGGCGTTGCCGATAGCGTCCAACAGAGATGCCGCCAGCTGGATGTCGACCATGGAAGCCTCGTCGATCACCACAACGTTAGCCTCGAGCGGGTTGGTGGAGGTGTGCTCCCAGCCGTCGGGCTTCCAGCCCAGCAGCCGGTGGATGGTGGTAGCCTCGCGCCCACACACCTCCGTCATCCGCTTCGCTGCCTTCCCGGTGGGGGCGGCGCACTTGATGAGCTCGCCGCGGGCTTCCATGGCGTCCATGGCGGCCAGCAAGCATGTTGTCTTTCCCGTACCTGGGCCTCCGGTCATGATGCTGATGGGAGCTGTCATCAGGCCTAGAATGGCCGCTTTCTGCTCCGGGTCGTACCAGTCGGGGATCTCGGGTTCGCGCTTGAGGACGAGATTAGGGCGCTCGAGCATATAAATAACGCGTCGGGTAACGATAACTTCGGCCAGATCGATCTCGGACAGCAAGATCTCGTTCTCGCGCAGGACCAGGCGGTCGGAGGATGCGAGGATGTCTGCGGCCTCCTGGTAGGAGAAGCCCCACTTGGAGATGTGGCCCAGCAACTCCAGGCGCGGCAGGTAGCAGTGGCCCTCGTTCAGTTCTTTGAGCAGCAGAAACACGGCGTAGGCCCGGACCCGGCGGTGGTCCTTCTCGTTGATGCCGAGGTTCAGGCACACCGGGTCCAGATTGGCGAAGGTGATGCCCTCGACGTACATCAAGGTGTAGGGGTCGGCCTTCAGAACGTCTTGCAGGTGCTCGCCGTACTCCTTGTAGGCCTTCATGGCCAGCCCCATCTTCAGGCCGGCGTCGACCAGCCGGGTGACGAGCTGCTGCTCGAGTTTGTAGTTGAGGTAGATTTTCGAGATCTGCTGGGCCCGCTCCGGGGTGATGCCGCTCACCCGGGTCAGCTGTTGGGGGTTGTTCTCGATGGTGTTCAGGAGATCGTCCCCGAAGAGGTCTACGAGCCTCTCAGCCCGTTCCGCTCCCACCTGGGGAAGGCGGTAGGCCAACCATGCGGCCAGCCCGCTGGCGGTGTCCACCACTGACTTCTTTACCTCCTGCACCTCGAAGGCCGTGCCATACTCGTTGGTGACCTCCTTGCCGCGGGCGCGGAGCAGGGTACCGGGGAGCACGTCTCCTACCTGCCCTTTCCAGGTTTCGCCGTTGGACATGGCCAACAGCTTCCACGCTCGACCCGCTTTCTCCCAGCGTATGGAGGAGATGGTGGCTTCACGGGTTTCCGTCCCGTCGTCGTGTTCTGCGATGAGCATTTTCGTCTCCGCTACTACAGGCCGAAGGACTGCGCGTTGCGTTCCGCGTTGATGATGCCATCGGCGTCCACGCAGGCGATACCGATCTCGACTTCCAGCAGGAACTGCAGGGGGGACAGGCCGTCCAGGGTCGCGTGTTCTACCCGCATGTACCCCTCGATGTGGCGGGCGTCTACATCCGGGCGACCTAGCAGTTCCGTCATTTCGGTGATGGTTTCCTGGTAGGTTTTCATGATGTTTTCTCCGCAGCTTTCTTGAACTGGTTCTCGTAGTATCGCTTCTGTTTGGTTATCTTTTTCAAAGCGGTGGCGGCTCGTTTTTTCTTGGTCGTCCATGCCTTCTCGCGCTTCAGCAGTCGTTCATATCGTTCGCGCTGGATGTCGCGCTTGGGTTTTGGTTTCGAAGGAGCAGGGGATTCGGGAAGCATTCTTTCCGTACCCATTTTCTCAACGGCCCACTGGTAGTTTTGCTTCCGGAAGCGGGTGCGGGTATGACCGATGGCAGCGTGACCATAACCGTAGACGTGTAGTAGTTCATGTTGGATGAGTGCAGCGGCATATGCCACGTCGAAGCTATCTTTTGGAACGCGAATACGAACCGGGCCGTGGTAGTAATAGGCGTAACCAGAGATGCTGCGCGTGGTGTACTCCTTGCGGATGTATACGAACTCCACTATGAGATAAGGCCAGCACTTCAGCCGCCCTTCAGCTTTGGCGAGGTCGTCGTGGGCCGCGCATACCAGGGTGCGCAGCTTTCGCGTATCGTACCGCGTGCTGTTGACGAGGCGCATGTTAATCTCGTCCAGCACACACCGGGCCGATACCGCGCTCGATGCTCTGGGGGTCGGTGAGAAGCCGCCGGCAGCGCGAGCAGCGTCCGCTGTGCCAGACCTCGATGCGCTCTTCGTCGTCGAGGTGGGTCCACAACCAGTTGAAGGCCTTCACGCTCTTGGCGTCGGCGCTGATGGTGCTGCGGGACCCGTGCTTGAACGTGCCGTCCGGGAAGATGGTTCCGATAAACCGGTAGTCGTTGGTGTTCTCCGGGCCGGTGAGCACGTTGACGAAATACAGGCGTCGGTCCTTCTCGACGTCCTTGGCCCGCACCTTGTAGGTGAAGCGGCAGGAACTAACCTTGCTGACGATGGTGAAAATCGCATTACCTCCGAGCAGGTAGGCCTTGCGAAAAAGCGGTGTCAGCTGGGCTACTGATTCGATAGGTTTGCTTGACATGTCTTTCTCCGCGGTTGGTGGCCCCGTCGGGCCGTGAGGAACCTCGCAGAAAGGACGGATGTCCAGTATTATATATTCACTTGCGCAAGCGCAAGTTAATTGTGAAGGATTACGAGGGCTTAAAACAATTTTTGCATCGCTTCCGCAGGTCCATCAAAGCTCGATTTCTGTTGATGTGACCCCAGCGTCGTCTCGTGAAGGGTGCCAGAGGTGATTCGTGCCGGTAGCCTCTTTGGAGCATCTCTTTCACCAGCGCATCGTGTCGTGCGCGGAGATTGTGGATCTCGATGAATGGCTTGTAACCATCCAGGCTCTTATCCTTGTTGAGAGCCCCGACGAACTTGTGGATCTCGTTATGTTCTCCCAGCAGGTGCTGGCGGCACAGCTTCCGGGGGTTCACCATCCACATTCTCATCGTGGTTTTCTTTTCAGATGTTCGCGTGCTGGGTGGCCAGCTTCTTCGCGCCCTTGAGCGTTGGGGCCTGACCCACGTACTTCTCGGTGCCGTTGCCGTTCATCAGCGACACCTCGTACCACCAGTGGTGGCCGTGGCGGTCCTCCACGCCGGCGGTGGCCTCGAGCCCGCGATTGATGTTCAGGCAGACGCGGTAGTCGTCCTTCATATGGACGTCGACCTTCTTGCCGTCATTACCGAGGAGCTTCTCCCTGGTCCACTTGTTGGTCATGTTCGTCTTCTTCCAGTTCTTCAAGGATTAGTCGTGTGATTTTTTCTTCGGCGTCTCGGCGGCACCGCTCTTCGAGCCCGTGAAAAAGGCTATGTTTATTCGCCTCCTTCTGATGAACGCGCTGGCAGTTTCGACACATCTTTTTGCCGACGAACGATAATGTACTTTGTTTTTTGAACGAGCCACACAACCGGATGCCACACAGGGTGGTGTGTTCGGTACGCCCCATGTGGACGATCCCGGTTGTAGGGTGTTCACGAAAGTAAGACGACTTCATTTCGTGCCCTTCATAAAAGCTTCATGGGCTTTAAGACACTTCGGGCAAATGTCGGATTTCTTTTGTTTCAAGTTGATGCGGAGTTTTAATGTGATAGTCGCCCAGGTTTTAGGTAGTTTTGCAACTGTGATGGTCTTCTTGCAACGGTTACAAATTAGTACTTTTTTAATAGTCATAAAATGACCTTATCCCGAGTCCAGCGATTCATTTTCATCTCCGGTGTATGGGCCCAGGAGGCCAGCGGGTTCAGCGAGGTCGGACACGGAGAAAGACATGCCAATGAACCTCCATCCGGTAAATGTCCGACCCCGCTGGGTCCGCTGGCCTCCTTTATTCATGACTTATACAGACGTCAGGTTAGACACCATTATTCGTTTACGCAAGTGAAAACTACTTATATTATTGATTTTACTGAACTTTTAGACTTTCGTCAACGACCTTTTATACACGCTTACGCAAATCGGCTATACTGAGGACCGTGAATACCATTTTGCGAAAAGATCCAGAAACGCAAGTAGTCCATATAGGTTGGACGGAAGAAACCACGTTATGTGGTTTAGCTTTAAGTTCAGAATATGAAGTGTATATTCTCGGAAATTTCTTTAGTTATATGAATCAACGCCATTGTCCTAAGTGTCAAAGGATGGTTGATGATCCAGCACTAATACCTGAAATATCGGAGAGGCTTCCTGAACTATATGAAGGTCAAAACGATATGCCTGAAGAAGTGTGGGAAGAATATCTTAAGGATAAATAATGGATCCGAATGCGTTGCTCGTACAGATAATCGAGGACCTCGAGGACCTCAACGACGACGGCGAAAACCGCGTCGAGAAAAAGAAGGAGATCATCTACAAGCTGCGCACCCTGGCGGCGTGGCTAGAGGACGGGGGGTTCCCGCCGGACATCGTGAAGGTGATGGAGGACGCCGGTTATGAGCGAACCCCGTAATCGAGTACGCGTACAGCTGGCCACCACCTTCAGTATCGAGGAGGTGAGGGTGGCGCTCTTCATGATGAAGACCATCCAGCGCGGCGGCGATGCGAGCGCGGCCACGAAACATCCGGCCTGGGCCACTCTGGCGAAGAAGTTCCAGAAGATGGAGCGCAAGGCCAAGGGGAAGAACGGTTCACAACCGCCGCCGGCACCTACTCTGGGCGATGATGAGAAAATCCAGGAGTATGTTCGGCAGGGCTACACCGAGAAGGAGGCACGAGGTATAGTGGAGCAGCTGAAGAAGGAGCAGACATGACCAAGAGAAAAAGAGTCGCCCTCATTGAAGAGCTCGTCGATCTCTGCTTCATGGAAATAGAGGATGTTCACTACGGCAAACTGCCCGTTTCGAAATGGAGGGAACTCCTCCTCGAGAAAGGACGGGACCACGTTTTGTCCGAGATGGATCGCCTCAACCTGGAGGGGGATCTCCATCTGGAGCGCCAGATGTTGTTCATGTGGGTGTCCATTGTCGACGGCTTCTTGAGCCAGCTGATGAACAAGCGCGTGCCTTCTCTCGAGGCCCGGATACGTCCGTTCGAAAAAGTCGCAGGGCGGTGTCCGGATCTCCGCCGTATAAGCGAGGTAGTCTCGTATGCCTTCGCGGAAATCGTGGCGGTCAACAAGTCGAATTTGCATATCGAAGAGTGGGAGCCGTTCATGCAGGCCGGCGCTTCTAATATCGTCGACTCGGTGGTGGGGAGTATCCGCGACTCCGTCGAGAAAAAGGATCTAACAGCGATGTACCTGGCGATCGTCCACTGGTACATGATGCGTTTCGCCAAATCGACGCCTTCACGTCATTACAGCACGAGGTGGGAGAGGTGAAGAAAGGAGAAGGGGCCGAAAAGGTTTCGACAGGGAAGTAAGATACGCTGTTGCGTGTCCCGGCTGGTAACCCCCGGGTACTAAGGTTACCAAACCACAAACGCCAACGATAACGGCAACTCCGAAGCCGCGAAGCTCGACCTCGCGGCCTAGGCGTCCCCCGCGAGAGAGCCGGCGGCTCGCGACGGGGCGTGGATCAGCCGGTGGCAACTCAAGGAGTTCGACCGGGCCTTGAGCCAAGATCTTCGGTCGTGGTGGACGTGGTCTCCGGGCCGCCCCCTGGTCGCTGCTACCATCGGTAACACGAAAAAGCAGACACGCACGTAGACGCAGCCTTTGAGCTTTTCTGGACCCGGGTTCGACTCCCGGCGGCTCCACCAAGATGACCAGCCGACAATGGAAGTGGAAGCAAAAGAAGCTGCGCGAGGGCAGCTGCGTGGATTGTGGAAAACCGAGAGGGAGAAGTAAGAGGTACTGCGAAGGCTGCCTGGATAAAATACGTGATCGGCATCGAGTAAAGAGGGACGTCAGAAATCCTCGAGGACCTTATCTGGTAAGTACGACATGAACCACAAGCGCCGACGACCAAAGGATACGCGCGCTGGTTGCCTGCTGTGCAAACCGCACAAGAGCAACGGGCGTAAGGGTCGCGAGAAGGACCAGACCTGGCAGGAGAGGCGCTCCCGGTTGTCGGAGCGGGAACAACGTGCAGATGTTCGTCGAACACGTAATTAAAGGCTGAGATCGGCACGGATGTTGAGTTTTTTCTTCAAATAATCATACTATCGACCATCTGAACCCTCCCGGGTATACTGGGTGACGGAGGTAGAGACATGCCACGACGAAAGCGAGCTTCCACCAACCACCGCAAGCGCCAGCGGTGGGCCGATTGCGGTTGTCCCCACGGTTCCAAGCGCGTCAGAACCGGTGGTCGCGGGCGCGGCTGGGCCTGCCAGAGCAACAGGCCGAAGCGGTTCAAGATCAAGAAGGGCTCCCGTCGGGGAAAGACCCAGCTGGTCAAGAAGCCGTTCGTCCGGGCCGTCTGCTGGTAGTACCTCCGTGGTATCGAGTTTCAAGTAGCATAGACCCGTAATTACGGAGGAATATCGTGGCTGCTAAAAAGCGGCACAAGAGGCACCCGAAAAAGGATTGGTCCAAGTGCGGGTGTCCGGCCGGCAGTAAAAGAATCTCTACCCGGGGCGCTGGCCGCGGGTGGGCCTGCCAGGGGCAGAGACCGAAGCGGAGCAGATCCGGACGCGTCATCAAGAAGCCGTTTGTCCGGGCCGTGTGCCGCTGACAGGCGGCTGCTGTGCGGATCTCCAACCCCAACGTGCGCCGGGCCAGCGGAGGCTCTCAGGCGTGCGTATCGTTCCGGGACAGGCCCTGGTTCACCACCGATGGCGCGGCCACATGGGTCTTCGACCGGAGGGACCTCGACAAAATCCTGAAAAACTGGAATCGAGAGGTTTCCTGGGGACAGTTCTCCATCGGTGAGAAGGATCCCGGCGCCACCACCCGGATGCGCAGAGCGCCGGCCAAGCCCATCCAGCTGTACCTCCGCCGCACCCGGGCGCCGAAGAACGGCACCTGCAGGGTGCTCTACCACGGAGTCGGGGCCGACGAACCGGGCCTGAAGGCCATCGCCAGGGGCCGCTGCCGGGGTGTAGGGTACGACAAATACCCGAAAAAACGCTCTCACGGGCGAAAACCGACCGGAAAGTTCAACGAGATCTTCTCCATCTTCACGCTCAACACCGTCACCGAGCGCCAGGCCAGGCAGATCTTGCGCGACATCCGGAGCCACCTGAAGGCCGGTGGCAGGGCGGTGGTGGCCACCCGGCGCGGCCGGCCGGTCTGCGAGGGGTTGCTCCCGCGAAGTTACGCCGCGCGACCGGTGTACAGGGACCGCTGATGGCGACACGAGACGAAAACGACACCACCCTCAAGGCCGTTCTCGGCACGCTCAGCACGTTGGGGGTCCTGTCCCTGATACTGCTCCCGCGACTGATAAGCCGGATGCCCGCGCCGGGACCTCGTTTGAAGCCCGGCGAGCTCAAGGCCGCCGATGCCTCTACTCGAGCGGAGCAGGAGTACTGGAACGCGGAGTCGGCGGCGGCACGGAACTCGTGCTCGATGGCGCGCAGGCACTTCGACAAGGCAGAGGACTACCGGCACATGGCCGAGAAACGCGGCAAGCAGGGAGACCGTACCGGGCGAGATCTCCGCAGTGCCATCCGTCACGCCCGGCAAGAGATGAGGAAATGTAATGCGTAAACGAGCACCACTCGGCAAGACCTACCTGTGCGCGGTGAAGTTCTGGCGCACCAACCCCAACATTCCCACCCTGGCGGGAGGAGTCCGACACGTCGTCCGCTCGCAGGGGTTCGACAGCCAGCGGATCTACAAGGTCGAGAACGAGCTACACCGAGCGGGGCTCATCCGGATGTCGAGCGGCAGGACGCGCACGGTCAAGCTCACCCCCCGCGGCGAGAACCTCGCGCGGTGTCGCCAGGTGAAGCTCGCGCCCTGGACCGACCCGCAGTACCCGGGGGCCCGGCTTGAGGCCGTGCCGCAAATGACCGCCGCTCAGAGCCGGAAGAGGATCGCGGAGCTTCGCCGGCAGGGCTGCAAGGTCGAAAAGAAGAATGTACCGGGCGTCGGTACCGTCATCTTGAAGGAGTGTCCGAAGAAAAGATGAAAAACTTCTTCGCCAACGTCTGGGATCGACTCACACGCGTGCCGCCTGCCATCTTGGGCGCAGCGGCGGCGGGTATTGCCATCTTGTTGTTGATACTCCGCGGGCGCAGACTAGAGGCGGAGCTCGCGCAGGCAAAGGTACGAGAGCAGGCAGCGAAGAGCCGGTTCCTGGCCGCCCGGAACTGGGGGGAGCGCGCGGTCTACGAGAGGGACGCGAACCAGGCGGCAGCGGAGGCGAAAGAACTGGAAGACGAGGCCAAACGCGTCGAAGACGCCGGCATGGAGGAGTTGAGCCGCATCCGAAAGCTGCCGGCGCACAAGATTCACAAGGAGTATATGGAACTAGCCCGTCGGGCCAAAGAAAGGGCGAGGGAACAGTAATGGTATGGTTTGCGGTTAAAGAAAGGTACGAGTCAAGAGAGCGATTTCGAAAACGAGTCGCTTTTCTTCTGGCCGAAGCGGAGAAGATAAAGAAGACCCGCTACGCAGAAGATCTTCCTGACAAGGCCGACATGGCCGACACGATCGACGCTATGGCCGAAACGATCAAAATATTGCTAAAGAGATGATCTCCCCCCACTCCAAGGCTCTTGAAGTCATCATGGTCATCCTGGGGGTGGCCTTCCTGGTCTGGTTCGTCAGCTGCGAGCCCGTCCACGCTCAGAAGACCGACCCGGTGGACATGGTCCACCCGGACACCAAAGAACCCGGCGCATGGATACCCCGGTGGCTGCAGAAGGACCACCTGGAAACCGAGAGCAAGTTGAAGGCCTGCCTGGTGGTAGTGGACAAGCGCACGAAGGCGCTCGACAAGCGCAACGAGGAGTCCCGGAAACGAACGCTCGCGCTCGACCGGGAGAAGAAGGCCTCCAGGCAGGTGACCACGGCACTTGCTGCCACCGAGGTCCAGCTTGAGGAAGCGAAGGAGAAAAACAACCTGCTGGTCCACCTCCTGTACGGGACCACCGGAGCGGCGTTGATTGCCATCGGGGTGGCGGTGGTGTTGGCGTTATGAACACGAGCAAGGAAGCCAGGCGCACCATCGCCTTCGAGCTGAACTACGCCATCGGCAAGTTGAAGCAGGCTCGTGATGCTATAAACAAGGGCCAGGGTTGGTACTGGCACAAGGTAAGGGTAATCGTCCCCAACGTGATCGAGGACCTGGAGCGCATCGATCGAAAGGTTGATCGACTGCAGCGGGAAGAATGATGTTACACCGGAAGGAATACGACAACGGTAAACGATGGGCGCTCAAGGTCTTCAACGAGAAGCTGAAGAGTGGAAAACTACCTAACCTGGGAGAAGGATATCCAGACGAATATCGCGCCGCCTACGCGGTGTCTCAAATAGCAAGAAAGAAACTGGAGCCGGGTTCGCCATTGTGGCCGAAGCAGAAAAAGTTCTGGGAAGGGGTCCTGGAAGAGTCCACCAGCCTTAGATCGAGGTACTCATGAGCAGCAAAGGAACCGTATCCATACCGATGTTCACGCTCCACCTCCGCAAGGTTCTGTACGTGGCCGAGCTGGACGTATTTGCCGAAAAGGCCAGGGAAGCCGCGCAGCAGTGTCTTGAAGACCTGCAAGAGGTGGTCCCGGATGCCGAGCTTCTGGAGATATCCGTGGACGCCTATCGTCCCGGGCCGGGTATCGACGTCGCTTACGAACCCCGCATCCCCAGAGAAAAACAGCAGGAGGTTCTCAGGGCCATGCAGCGCAAGGGATATCGCATCAGGTGAAGAGAAAAGACCTACCACCGGAAGATGTGCTCGTCGCCTTCGACGAGATGGCCTGGGCTCAACGACGTGAGCCTGAAGAGGCCATGAAAGACGTGCAGATGTTCCACGCTGGCCTTCTCTCGCATGCCGTTGAACACGTCGGGGACCTCACCAACCGGATGGCGCGGCGAGACCACATTGAATGGGACTCAGGCATCGACTACGTTGCCGAAAAAGCACGAAAGATACTCCGGGACCTGAAGAGACCTTACGGTTTCTGGCGAGAGCACCGAGAAAATGTTGAAGCCAACGTCAAGTACCGCGGGAACATCACCAAGCGCGAGTACGATGAGGAACTGGACCGGCTGCTCAAGGTCTACGCCGACGCGCACCGCCGGCTCCCGGTCTACAACCGCGCGCAACTGGCCGCACGGGAGGCCGCGATAGCTCTGGGAGAACAGAAACCCAAGGAGGCAGAGAGACACCTCGAGTACCTGATGTGGCTCGTTGCCGATGAAGACCGGTACCGAAAGGCCTCCACGGAGTTCACGCGCAACCCGGACGGGACGTTGGTGACGCTATGACTGAGCAAGAATATAAAAACGAAGTAGATAGGATCGTCGATGCCGCTTTCAAGGAAGCGGATAAATATGAGTACAAGCCAGGCTACCAGACCACCGCAGAAGAGATGAAACAGGACAACATACCGGATTTAGCCTTGGAGTTAATGAACGATCATCCCTGGCTGAAAGATCTTACACAGTGCTTCTGTATTCTGTTGTATTCCCCTCATAGAGATGAATATTTTAAAGACGCCTACGATCGAAACGCGAAAAATCTCGTAGAAGGACTACGAGAAATGGCGGATGCGGCTTTCTCCATGGATGTATTGGAACACAAACGTTTCAACGCACAGAACAACTGATGACTCTCGGACGCACACCCTGGGTGGACAGGACGATGCGCTCCTTCTGGGACGACATCGCGGAGCACGTCCCCCCGGAGTGGATGCCGGTGAAGGACCCCGGCAAGAAGTTTTCCATCGAGGAGTACGGCTGCGGGCACTACGGCTGCGTGACGCCTACCGAGGACGAGGACGTCGTTTTCAAGCTCACGAGCGACATCACCGAGGCGAGGTTCGTAGTGATGTCGATGCAGCTGCCGCAGACCGAGGGCATCGTCCGGTACCACAAGATCTTCGCGCTGAAAAACGCGACCTATCGAAAACGGCCCCTGTTCGTGTTGTGGCGCCAGGCGGCGAAGGAAGTCGGCTTCCTCGTCCATCCTTATGACTTGAAAATATACGGCTACGATGATTTTCAAGAACGCGCCATCCGCGAAGGAAAACGGGATATCATCCTTTTCAAAGATTGGGCCGGCGAGGCCAAGCGAGTCATAGACCGGATGCTCAAGAAAGCGGGCCCGGAACACCGGGAAGAGATGTTAAAAAGGTTCTGGGAAGCCTTTCAGGATGCACCGGTACAGGCTGATCCTCGACACTATCGAGGCCTGCCGCGCATCGGAGTTGCCATCACCAAATGCTGGGAGATTTCCGGATCACTCGGCTCCACCGAGGTCGTCACCCCCATCGGAGCGGCGCTCGAGTTCTACATCGACTCCGGTATCTTGCTCGCAGACGTACATTTGAATAACATCGGTCGCGATAAGAACGATCAACTCGTAATCACCGACCCGGGCCACGCCGTGGAGTTCCATCCGCGCTGGACCAAGTTACCGGAGGTGCCGATCATATGAGGCATTTTTCATTTCTTTTAATAATTTGCATTCTGCTCGTACCATCACCGACCGATGCCGGCGTCGAGGACCGCCTGACGATCGTCTACGCCTTGCTGGGCGAGGAGGGTTGGCGGCCCACCCGGGGACACGCGGCCATCCTTCACGTCCTGGAGCGGCGTCGGACAAAACTACCGGCGTTCGAGGGCTACACGCTGACCGAGATGACGAAGGCGTACTCCAAATTTCTAAGCCCCAAGCGCGACCCGCAGCTGCCACACCGTGCCGCCATCTACGCGCTGACGATCGACACCGCGCCCCAGTGGACCGTCCGTATGGTTGATGCCTTCCTCGAGAACCCCGAGAACGTGAAGGACCCCTGTAAGGGCAAGGCGTGGAACTGGGGAGCAACGTGGGAGATCAAGGCCCCCAAGGAGCGCATAGTTGATTGTGGTCGAACCCGTAACACTTTCCTGAAACTGGAGAAACGTGCTACAGCTGTAGCAAGGCGACGTTGATGGCCGCGATCCTCCCGCACCTCGCCCAGGAAGGCGAGACCACCGAGCTTGAAAGGCGCTACTGGGACTGCCAGGCGCAGGGACTCGAGGCGCCCGACATCCTCTGCCCCACCCCGCAGCAGGTCATCAACCAGAGCCACGCGAACCTGATGACGCTCGCGTGGACGAGGAAGGTAGTCTTCCAACAGCTGCAGGGCGTTACCATCAGCCCGAAGTACGACCAGGAGAAGAAGGACAGCGTTGTCCTGGTGGTAAGTCGGATGCCCAAGGGGCCGGTGTGGAATCCCGCCACCGAGATCGGCAAGACGACGCTTCTCAGCTGGACCAGCAAGATGAGCGCCCCCTCGTTCAGCATATCAGCAGGCTCGAGCGTGATCGGGGGCAGCTGTCCCGCTGCCGACGCCGGCCAGAGCATCGTGCCGGACCACCAGCGGCGTAAGGTCGGGGAGAAGCTCCGGGAGGTCCTCAAAACCAAGATCCGGCTCTCGGACGCCATCTGCCAGTACTGCTACGCCACCAAGGGCCAGTACCCGACGGCGAGCAACCAGCACCACGCGTTCGTGCGGTACGCCTGGGCCAAGCGCGCTCTCGAGGTCGACTACCACGGTAAGAAGGTGACCCGCGGCTCCCAGAAGTGCGCTTTCGTGCAAGTGATGATCGACGCCATCAACCACGCCGACTTCTATATTGACGGAGGCAAACGCGGCAAAGACGTCATCGAACCCGAGCCCGCCCAGTGGCGCGAGCAGCGTTTCTTCCGGCTCCACGATTCCGGCGACTTCTTCGACCTGGCGTACCTGCAAGCCTGGAAGCACATCGCCAACCACTTCCACCCGGCCAACTACACCGAAGATCTACCCATCATCTTCTGGGCACCGACCCGGATCTGGGCTCTGGGTCGGAAGCACGTCGCGCGCGTCAACGAGATCAATGCGCCCGTGAAGGGTGTCCAAAATCTCATCCTGCGCCCGTCGGCCTACCACGTCGACCAGCGCGGTACCCACAAACTCGGAAAAGGGTGGTCAGGCACCACGGTAGTCTACCGACACGGCGCAGGTGAGAAGAACCTGGGTAAGACGTTCGATTGGAACTGCGAAGCCTACTCGGTGGAGGGAGGACCCAACTGCCGGCGCGCAGAAGGGTTGGACCCCAACAATAAAAAGAAGACCGGGTGCAGGACCTGTTGGATGCACCCCACCTCGAGGGTAAACTATACGTTGCACTGATGGCGAAACGAGCGAAATACCGCGACCATGACTCCCCGGCCTTCACCTTCTGCAAGAAGGACGAGACCGGCGACTGCCTCCCGATCCCCGAGGTCCGTCTGCCAGAAAAAGGTGATTTTGATTTCACCACCCCGACCCACCTGATGGGGTCCAAAGGTGGTCCTCCGTGCGGCGAGGAGAAAGCCCGCTGCCCGGTCCAGCTGATCTGGATAAAGGGCGTCCCCAACCTCCGCTTCTGTATTGAACCCAAGAAACCCGGGTATATCGTGCCGGTCAAGGATCCGGACAAGGCCCAGCGGCTGTCCACCCGCGCCTGCCGGCAGTGGAAAGACGAACTCGGCACGAAACCCCACCCCACGAAGGAAGGGAAGACGGTTCCGGATTGGCCGAAGAGGTTCTTCGACCGAAACTACCCGAAGATCAAGAAAATGGCCGTCGAGGCCCATCCCATGTTGACCGGCCAGGAGACCCCGTGGGGACCTGGTCTCGGTGAGCAAGAAAGATCTCCCCTTCCGTTCCTGTTTGGGGCTCTGGGCGCCGGTCTTGTCGCCGGACTTGCTTTTTTACGTAAAAGGGAGGAATCTTAGGGCATACCTGGGGCCCCGGTGGGCCCGCAGATGCTGCCAAGGAGGCACGGCTTCCCCGCGGGGGAGTCATAAAAGGAGAAAGACAGCCATGAAGAAAGTACGCGGAAACCTGTGCAGGACGTCCAAGGGACGGTTCACCAAGTGTCGCGGCAAGACCAGCGGCAGCAAGGGCCGGCGGAAGAAGGGGAGGCGCTGCAAGTACGGCGTGGCCAAGCGCGGCACCCTCAAGGGATCCTGCCTCAAGCACCCCCGGCGGAAGAAGTAGGACCTCTTTCGTAACCCGATGAGCCCGGGGCGTCCGCGTTCCGGATCTTTCGAAATCGAGCCAAGGAGAAAGACATGGCCACCAAGAAGTGCCGATACGGCAGGAAGAAGACCGGCGGTTGTAAGCGCAAGCCCGGCCCGAAGAAGGGCACCAAGGGACGGCGCACCAAGAAGCGGCGTTGCAAACACGGCGTGTCCAAGACCACCGGACGCTGCCTGAAGCGCAAGCGCAGCAAGTAGTTTTCACGTTCCTGCGTGGATAACCCCATTTAAGCGCCCCCGGGGTTGATGACCTTCTCCCCGGGGGCGCTCCCCTCCATCTATGGAATACCTTGATCTGATTCTCGCCCACTGGCCGATCCTCGTGGCCTGGGGCGTTTTTTACGTGGTCACCAAGGCGCTCAAGGACGGTCCCCTGAGCGCGAAAAGAGCCGAAGAAGTCTCCTGGGTGCGTTTTTTCCGACGCTGGATCCCCATACCGGTGCTCCCCATCCTGATGGGCGTGGGCGTCGGCCACATTCCTAACATGCCGGCCTCCCCCGGCGTAGAAGGAACAAGCTGGGTGGTCTGGTACTACACGGGCGCCGGCGTGGCCGCGGTGGTCTGGAGGGATTTCTATCGGGAGTGGCAGAAGTACCGCGGCAAGCCTGGGTAACATTGTTTTGGCACGCTACAGACCTCTTCCTTTAATACGTAATCGTGGTAATCTGAAGCGACTCTCAACCCCTGTAGGTGAGGAGAAGACATGCCAGCTGGAATCGGGGACAACCCCCTTCAGAAACGCGCCGGTAAGAACACCAGCCCGGGACCTGTAGTCCTTTTCGAAGGCGTGAAAGGCGCAGGCGAGATCGTCCCCATCAAGTCCGGAGGTCAGCACACCGTCCTCGAGGGCTTGAAGGACAAGATCCGTCTCGCAGGGGTCGTGGCCTTTCAGACCATCGGATCCCTGTACAACCGATGCGGCGTGGACATCGGCTACGATGTGATCTTCATCGACGCGAACGGAAACGAGATCACTCTCGCTACCGTCGCCCTTCTCTCGGACGGAAGTTTTGACCAGATTCCCTCCCCCAACCCGGCTTGTGCCGTGTTTGGTTTCGTCGAGGGTGAGAAAGTGGTCATCCGCATCACGAGCGGCGACCCTTCCGGTAACGACGGACTGCTTTTCATTCCCGTCTCGATCCACGATGCCCGAAACGCCATCTGCGAGCGCATCCCCATCGTGAACGGAGGAAGAACAGTCATCGCACAACCTCCGGTGGGCAAGACCTGGCAGATGCCGGCCACCAGCTCCTACCCCTGTGGGGCCAGCATCCTGGCGTTCAACTACGACTCGGACCCCCACACCTTCAACTGCTACGTGTCCGACGACCAGGGAAACCGGGTGTTGATGTCCAACACCGATTCTGTTGGCGCAAACAGCGTCGGAAACATCTTCTTGGACACCATCGAGTCTCACATGTTTCCGTACCCGTACCGACTCGAGGTACAACCCAACGATGGTAACCCCATCGGCAAGCTGTACATCGCCACCCTCTTCGCAGAGTTCGATCTCCCTAAGGATCTGGGATAGGTAGATAAAATGCCCATCGAACAAAGAGCAGAGGCCCGGCGCACCTTGCAACGCGCCAAACGAGACGGCGCTTCACAGGAAGCCATCAACGAGGCCATGGTCTGCCTCGTGAACAAGGGCGTCAACGCACAACGCCTCCACCGAAGACTTCAACGATGGGGATTCAGCGCGCAGGAGGCCGACACCATGATAACGACCTTCTACCCGCAGAACCCGTCGTAGCAGTAGAACCCAAAACCCCGTCCCTGTAGGCGAGGAAGGACAGACAATACAATGACAAGAGGAGACGAACCCCTTCAGCATCGTGGCGGAGGAAACCCGTCCGTGAAACCCCAACCTTGGCTCAATACCTTCAAGGGACCCCACACGTCTCTGCAGTTGGTGAGCCCCGGACCCGACCAGATCATCGTTCCGTCGCCGTATGATGGTCTCGGTCGTCTGATCCAGAGACCGGAATCCATGTCCGGTGACTACATGGGTGGCGGAAATGGAATTTCCGGAACCTACACTACCGATATGTTCTTCCAGGACGGCCAGGGCAACGAGCTACAGATAGGTACTATCGGTCTTCCTGCGGGAGCACCTGCCTGGATAGCGGTAGCCATAACCGAAATAGGTATGCAAGGTAACTTCTTCCTGGTGGAAGGTGAACAGATCATCTCCAGAGACCTGGGGCAAGTCGCAGCGGGCCGCGCCATGATGTGGCCTGTGTGGACCGACGCGGAAGTCATCAACGTTCGTAAGGATCTGGACGCCTCTCTTCAGGTCGTGGCACAGCCCAAACCGGGCACCGCTCTGGTTCTTCCGGACTTGGGTGGAGGAATGGCGACTTCGTACATCCGCGTGTTCAACTGGGATAGTGCCATTGGTGGAATCCAAGTCGATCTCTTCATGAGCGATGGTCAGAATGACATCCAGATCGACTCGGTGACCGTAGCCCCCGATGGCGCCGTTGACTTCTTCTCCTTGATCGCCTCCGAAGACCTGTTCATCCCGGACGGCGGTGCTCTCAAGGCACAGATCAACACCAGTGTCACGCCCCCCAATGACGACGGTCGCATCTTTCTCGCGGCTTCCTTTGTCGCTCTGCAGGCCGCGAAGAGGGCGTAATCATGGCGACCAAGAAAAAGACCGAAAAGAAAGTACCGGCACGTCGTCCGCCTTCTCCCCAAAGCGTGATTCAACATTCCGTTCGAATCGCCAGGGGAAAAGTTACCGAAGAAATCAAGCAAGCCGTCATCGGTATGGTCAAACTCCACGGCGATGTGAAAACCACGTTCTTCCTGAAGAACCGCGGGTTCGACGAGAAGGACATCGAAGCCATGGTCAAGGCCGGCGTCAAGGCGACCAAGGCCGAGGACTAGCTCCTCGTCCGCCCATACCCTGCTCGCCGGGCCCCGGTCTGGCGAGCAGGCGTTTCACCCCCTGATACGGTATGCCCGTAACCCTGTCGGTCTTCCCGGTCCAGGTCCCCAGCAAGTTCCGGGGATATCGGGTGGGAGCTCACGGGAAGACCTGCTACCCGGACAAGGAGAGCGGCTGGCGCCCGCGTTTCTGGGACTCCTTCCTGGCCCCCCGCGGGCAGTTCAAGCACCACGCGACCGATATCGTGGCTGCGGAGGGGACCCCCATCCGCTCGACGACGGCAGGCTCCGTGATGCGCGAATGGCGGGGGCTACCAGGAGCCGGATATTCCGAAAAGGGCGGCTGGTACGTCTGGATCCGAGACCCCGACGGCAACGAGCACTACTACTCCCACCTGCAGAAACGCCCCAAGGTCCGACCGGGCCAACCGGTCACCGCGGGGCAAGTTATTGGCTACGTCGGGCGCACCGGGAATGCCATCCACACCTGTCCGCACCTGCACTACGCCATCACCAGCCCCTACAAGCGAAAGATAAACCCGTACCCGCTCCTCAAGCCCTTCTACGACGCCGGTGGCTGGCGCTTCGAAGACATCGCGCCGGCGGCGGCCGGCGGTCTCGTGTTGCTCCTGGCGTTAGGAGCCGGTGGATGGATCCTCTGGCGGCAGTTCAGCCGATAGAAACCTCTGACGACGTCTGTTTGAGCTTGACGGCGACCGTCCGGACGAAGATCCCGGCCTCGTCGAGCATCGAGCGGGCCTTCTCAAGGTCCGACCACCATCTTTCAGGAACGTCGAGCCCCTGCGGGTAGCTCACCCCCTTGATACCGGCCTGCACGATGGACCGCGCGCACCGGGTACAGGGTGGCCAGGTGATGTACACCCAGCAGTCCCGGAGCGATGCGCCGCCGACCCGTGCCACCTGCAAGATGGCATTCTCCTCCGCGTGGCAGATGAGCGGGTACTTCTCGTCGCGGTTTTCGAGCCTCCGGGGGTCATCCTTGATGCCCCGCGGGAAGCCGTTGAAGCCGGTGGAGCGGATCTCCTTGTCCGGGCCGACGATGACGCAGCCCACCTTGGTCGACGGGTCCTTGCTCCAGCCGGCAATATGCTCCGCGAGCCGGATGAACCGGACGTCCCAGTGGTCCTCGAACAGGCGGCTCATCGATCGATTATCTCGGCCTGAACATCGATGGTATTCGGGTCGGCAGGCCCCCCGACCCCGGGAGAGCCGATGGCCTTCTCGAGCGCGCCCGCGCCGGCCGAGACGATGCCCAGGACCTCCCTCCACGGGAAGGGCTTCTTGGGCTTCTTGAGCCCGTGCTTCTGGACGTGGCGGTACATCACCTCGAACTCGAGCACCGCGGTCTCGAGCCTGTTGGTGACGTCGAGGAGGCTCTTCCGGACCTTCTTCAGGTCCTCTTCCTTCGCGCTCTTGCTGTCCAGGAGCTTACGGTACTTCCGGCGAACCCTGACCCACTTCCGGGCCGTCTCCACCACCTTTTTCACCACTGTGACCGGTGTCGGCATCTTCTTCTCCTATACGCGATTGTAGCTCCCCAAATAGCTTTAGAAAAATACTCTTCACGGTACCCGGAGGCTTCGGGAGAACCAGCATATCATCGGGGTCGACGAGTTCCTCGATGCGCCACTTCCCCGGCCCCTTGGCCAGCAGATCTCGCCTCTCGGTGGCCAGCATGATGTCGTCGGCCATCTTGACGAGGTTCGATACGAAGAGGCGCAGATCCATCGTGCCCTGCAGGTGCCAGGTGTCCCAAAGCTCAAATTTCTTGAGGATGCAGGTCCAGATGTTGTTCTCGGCCACCTTGTAGTCCGGCAACGACAACTTGATGGGTCGTATCATGTCCCCGACGTAGGCCTCCGTCGCGTCGTGCAACAGCGCGCAGAGGTACGCCCGATAGTTCTCCTCGAACTCGGTTCCCTCCACGAGCTTGCCGAAGACGTTACAGACGTGGACAGAGTGCTGCGCTACCGAATAGAAATAACTCGTATGTCCGTTGAACCGACAGGTGTTCGCCAGGGAGTGCGCGATGTCCTCGATGTCGATCTCGTCGCTGCGCGGATCGAAAACGTAGAACTTCTTACCGGTGTAGGTTTGAAACCAATCACCATTACGAGTGGTCATGATCATTCCTTAAATCCACTACATATATTGCATTATTTTCAAAAAAAGGACCGACATGCTCATTAAAATGTGGACCAAAAACTACCATTAAATTCCACAACTCGGTCTCTAACAAACCATCTTCATCCCAACGGACAAACTCATTCCTCCCACTTTTTTCGTAAAGCTCTTTACCTAGTGTGGTAAGACGTACCTTTACTGTCACACTAATATTGATATTCATATCTATCATTTTTATCTCATCCTTTTGCTTATGTAGTACCAGCCCCACAAGACGGTGAGGCAAAAACCGACGATCACGCCCGCGTAGAAGTAGTCGACCTCGATGGGGGTATCAATCAATCTTTCACCGGCTCACGTCCTACACCGCGTAAACGAAGTGCCAGTAGTTCCAGCTTCTCGCGCAATGGTACAAAATCATTACCTGGACCCTCGATTTCTGCCCACAACTTGTGCTTCATGTCTACTAGATTCCTTAAACGAGTAACCGGGTAAATCTTGGAAGGTATGTGAACAGCTCTAGGGTCGCCAGAAAGGTCCTTCTCTTTTTTAGCTTCCTTCATTTCGATTTCGAGCGTCTCTATTTTTTCTTCCACGACACGTAACCGCTCCCGTATCTCTTCGTCCTCAGCACGTACCAGAGGTTCAGCTAGAGCAAATAAAGGCCCCTCAGCCATGATGTCACCATTGACGTACAACTTGGCTCGCAGGGTGACAGGAATAACCTCTGGCCATGGATACATGAGAAAGGACCACGCCTGTAGTGCCATCGAAGCTCCTGGTTCTGGTTGCCAGGACTCCTTGGGTATGGCACGACCACCTTCAAAAGGGAAAATAAGATCTGAGCCACGATACTCGCGAACATTAAAAACCTGTCCGGTAATCGTATCACGAAACAGTCCTGGCTTATTATCTACGGGTACTAACGGCATTTCATTCTCCTATCTCAAAAGTACATTACATTTTCTACACCAAAACGTGGGTTTGACCTCCGTCTTGTTCTCGCAAAACGGACAACGGATAACACCTTCCTCATCCACCCTGGCGCAGAACGTATACAACGCGGCTCTGGCCAGAAAGAGCTTCAACCTTTTGATCACGCCGCCTCCTCCTGCAACCGGAGCACGTCCGGGTCCTCCTCAAGCTTCTCTTTACTCCCCTTTTCGATCTGCCTGACGCGCTCGCGGGTGACCTGCAGCAGCTGTCCCACCTCCTCGAGCGTGTGGTCGCCGGCATCCGCGACGTCCAAAGCGCACGACTCGGAGATCTCCCAAGGCTCCTGGTCGGGGTAGTTGAGCTTCAACGAGCCCTTCTCGGTGACGTCCAGGTACAGGTGATACCGACAAGACACGAACGGGCACGGCCTCTCGGTGGTCAGGCACTCCTGGCGCGTCAGGGGGAGAAAACGAACCCCCTCCGGGTAGTCGAACTGCTTGAGAAACTGCTTGTCCTTCTTCCGTACCCGGAGGCGGGAGAGCGTTCTGTTACGGCGTTTTCGGATCATTACTTTGGTCCCCCGTCGGGTGCCTTCGGATAATCCTCTCGTTCTGCTATCGATAGAGGTTTATAAGGCCCGCTACTTTCTGGATCAGGAACGTGGTGGCACCACGCACAGACGTCCGTCCACTCGTACTTCGAATCCTTCGGTTTCCTGAACGGCCCCCAGCCACCGCAGAGAACGCACAGGCCGTTCCAGTTCTGGAGACGCTTGCCGATGGCCTGCATCATCCGCGTCTCGGTGAGGTCCACACCTTCCGGTGGCACCGTGGGAGGTCTCAGTACGCGATCCATTCGAGCCCCCTCAAGAACCTTCGCGTCCTCATCCGTCGTCACCTCGCGCACCTTTTCAGCCGCGTCCAACACCTTCTCTGCGTGGTCTCCCCCGTCCACCGCAGCAAAGTGTCGGTGGGGATGCTTCCCCTCCACAAACTCCACGAGGCAGAGGTTTGCCGCGTCCACCAGGTGCTCTAGGTTCCCGGTCTGTCGAAACTGCTCGAGGCAGCGGATGGCGTAGGCCACCCGGTCGAACTGGGGCTTCCCTGGCGCTCTAAGCTTTCCGTACCGGAACGCACCCATGATGAGGCGGTTGCGCATTAGCTCTTCGAACTCGTAGGACCACTCGGACTGCCCGAGCTTGCCCAGGAACAGGAGCCGCCGGCGGATGTGCTGGGAGACGGTAGTCATTATTTTTGCGTTAACGCGATACGGACTTTTTCAGCTTTAACTAGAGCAGGCATTCCTACTACCGTAGGCTTTTCCCCTTGATAATCAGATCCCATCCGTGGGTGTTCCATCAATGTCCCGCAAGATTCACACCACCTTAGTACTACTTTCTTATCTTTATGAACGACTTTTGCTTCTTTTAATCCGCATCCTCTACAAAACATGTCTTCTATTATTTTAATCATGGTACTCATTGGAACACCCTCTACTCTAAAATCACTCGTAATACCTTCCCGACCTGCCCAACTCTCCGCTGCCAGGTTCCCTACGGCTGGACGTTTGCCTGGATGCCTGCGCCTGAATACCTCCCAGCCGACGGTATATGGCAACGACCGCACAATACTCCCCCACCCACCACGCGCACGCCGGTCCCAGACAGTACCTGGCGTCCTTACCTTCTATATTCCCGGTGCGCCCCACCACGATACGCCAGGCAGCCTCGCGAATAGGACACATCTTGTTGAAACCAGGCCGACCAGCTTCCGTTACGAGGTCCCGATACTTCCTTATTTCTTCCTCTGTTCCCACTTTTCCCTCTCCACCGCCACCATCTCCTCGAAAAACTCCTTGACCCTTCCGAAGTACTCCTTCGAAGCTTCCTCCGAGCACCCCACCTCGATGAAGTCCGGGTTGGCTATCAACATTCGCCCGCACTTTCGGCACCAGAACAAGACAACGACCGATCCCGGCGGTCCCGGTACCGGAATGTTCACCGCCTCCATGGTGAAACCCTCCTCACACACGCGACAGCGATGGACAACGTCCGGTACCACCTTTCTTACGGGAGCTTCCGTAAGCGGTGCCGTTTCCTCCCCCAGCTGTTGAAGGCGCTGACACGCTACCGCGTACAAGCCGCGCATCTCCCAAAGCTCTTTTGCGTATCCGCGCATCTCTTCGATGTGCCGACGCTCCGCTTCTCTTATATCATCCCGACAAAGAGTGAGTTGGTCTCTCAGTTCCACCACTTCCGGAGGCTTGTCCCCTCCTTCGGCATATATGACCTGCTTGATCGTGTCCTTCCAATCCGCCAGGGTGGCGAATATGCGGTATATAGTCTCCTGGGGTGGAGGGCCGTGCAACGTGGCCTTCAACATCTCTTCCACCTCTTCAACCGTCATTGGCTTGTGGCTCTCGTTCATCACTCTATCCCTATATCGTTGGGTAACCGGTACTGCTTCCAGAGCTTGGTGAAGCTCTCCCAGGCGTTACGACGTTCCCCTTCCGTGGCTGATTTATCCGTGGCCAGCGCCTGAAGGCGACGAGCTCGCTCCAGCACTTCTTCGGTCGGCTCTTCCTTGTCTTCTTCCACCAACTCCACCGCCGGCCGGCGCGCGGTGTTGTGCTTCGGACACAGGGCCTCGCGGTTCTTCTCGAGGTACCAGCCCCTGATATCGTCCGTGGTCTCCAGGGTGGAGATGGTCACCTCGCCGCGCGCGAAAAGAGGCAGCATGTGGAGCGGCACCTCCGCATGAAAGTGCTTGCCGCACTCCGACATGTCCGGCTCCGTACCGGAGCAGTACACGCGCAATATCAGGCACACCCGGACCATGGATCACTTGGGTGGTTCCTCCAGGGCTCCGATGATGGCCGCCTCGAGGAGGCTGATGACGTGGTACACGGGCCCGAGCCCGGGGAGGTAGCGAGCCCTCTCCTTGAAGTCCTGCAACATCTTGAGCTTCTCGTTCACCATGGGTGCCGGTACGTTGATGCTTACCTGTAGCTCGTCGCCCACACGTTCAAAGTTGACGTCGAGCCCTACCTTATTGAACCTCACCGTTTTCATTTTTATCTCCCTTGTTAGAACGTAGCGCCGCAATGAGCGCGTCTGCGTCCTTCAAAGATTCTTTTATTAAATCCTCTCTGCTCAAAAAAGAAGGCTCTCTACCTTCCCAAATCGTATGGGCTATGGCTTGTAAACCATCAAATACTTGATTAGCTCCCAACATCACCGTAGCGATGCGCTCCCTGCTGCCCATCCGATCGAACATCCCGGACACGAAGTTGGAGACCAGGCTCCCCATGACCGACTCGGACACGGGAAACCCTACACCCGGTGGAAGGTCCGCACCCTCCGGTAAAGCACTCTCCGGAGGCGGATCGATCGCACCGCTGGGGTTGCACTCCATGCACAGCGGGCCGTCCATGGTTAAAACGAGGCCCTCGGACAAGGGAAATTTCTTCTCGCAGTCCACGCACGTCTCAAGGTCCCACCCCTGCTCCTCGTAGTAACACTGGTAACAACGAGGACCCCCTATCAGAAGTGTTATCGCGTGACCGGGAAGCACTGCCGATTTACTAAACTTTCGTCCGCACTTACTACACTTTCCTTCCTTACACATTTTCATCTCCTGTCTGCTGGCGTCGGGCAGATCGGCCCTCCGGTCTCGTGCGTAGGTGGTAACCCCTCTTTCGCGCGCCTGCGGTTCTCCTGGCAGGCCTCACAGTCGCACTCCGTTTTCTTTTTACCGAAGATGCGGTCCCAGCCATCCCGGTACTTGTCGTTACTCGGTGGTGTTCTGATGTTGTCCATAATAAAGCCCCGTTAGCGCGCCCGGCGCGCGAGTCACCCGACCAGCACGGGGCCACACCGGGAGATAGGGAATGAAAGACCCTCCGGGTGACGGTGCCGTCGCCCGGTTTCGAACCGGCACAGGCCGACTACCCACGACCGCATACTCTCTTCAAAAACGCCCATAACGCTTTCCACACCGATCCAAACTTGTGCTGCCCGCAGTACCCGTCCTCCTTGGTCGTTATCTCCGGTATCACCGGAAACAACCGACAGTACCCGTCGTAGCTCATGGGTCCAGGAAAATCCGGAGGAAGGGTAGGTATCGCCTGGTACCACTTGCATGTCCTGCAACGATTGATCACCGCGTGCCGTCCTTCGCCACGTCCTTGGCCTCGATGAGACCACGTTCAAATTCGTCCGGATACTCTTCTCCGTAGAAGTCGATGATGCCGAAGATCCTCTCGTCCGAAAGGGAACGTCGGCCCACCTTTACCCTGTTGCCGCAGTTCCCTTCCACCGTATTCATCTCCTGGCCGTCCTCCGACACCCGGTAAATAAAACCGATGTGCCCTCCACCCCTCCACCGCATATAGAATGCATCTCCGGGGACTATCGTATCCACCTCGTGTACCTGATAAGCCATCTCGCGCTCCTGGGCGGCCTTCCAGGCCTGCTTGCACGAGCCGTGGTTGCGCCCCAGCGGATGGAAACCGAAGACCTGACGAACCACCCAGCTTACGAAGAAGCAGCACCAGGCCGGGCCCTTCCCTTCCTTTTCGAGCCACCACCGCGGGAGGTACTTGTCGATGCCGGGCCCGCGGTTGCTCCCCATGGGCCTTTCCCGGACGCCGTGTTCCCCGAGCGCCCGCATCAACGTCTCGTACCGTTCGAGGCTGAGCCCGTCGGGGATGTTGAACTTCGGGCCCCCGGTCTTGGTTCCTGCCGGCGAGATGTTCGACGTCTGGGCCTTCCCGGTAGGATGTTTCAAGGCCCATTCGGTATTGGGACCCACCTTCCCGTCGACTGCGAGAGGTTTACCGTCGGGCCCCAGGTGCGTCATCTGGAAGTACGCCACCGCGTCTTCGAGCTTCGGAGTGAAATCGAGCCCCATCAGATGGTCGGGCCAGAACCCCTGCGCGGCGAGGCGTTCCTTGAGTCCGACAACCGCCTGTCCCTTACTCCCTCGTTGAAGTATTCGCACCGGTTACTCCTCCACCATCGCTAGCAGCTGCTCCTCGATGTGCGCGGCCACCTTCTCGAGCTTCAACTCCTTGGCAAGGGCCAGAGACCGGAGCAGCCCTCCCATGGTGGGGCGGTTACGTTCCTGGATGGCCTCTATCACCGCCTGGGCCAGCTCAGGAAGGTTGACGTCCGAAGATGCTGGCGGAGTCTCCTGTTCTTCATAAAGGGCGTTTACCTGCTCCTGAAACCTCTCAAAACTCCCGACAAAGTCCTTGGGGTCGGAGGTACTCCAAGTCACCAGCAACTGGTGACACGCCTCCACCGATTGCTCCAAAGCCTGAAGCGATTCCGGAGTAGCAGGTTCTGTGAGCAAGGACTGCAAGTATGTCTGCACCGTCTTCTGCATCATGCTGTAGGGGGTCACCGAAGCAGCCTCCTGAAACCCCCAACCACCATCCACTGCGCCGTTCGAAACCTCTTCCTGCACCTTTTTCGACATTTCAACCTCCCTTTATACACTCTATCTATGCCGGAAATGTCTATTACCGGCAAACTCCAATTGTGCTCTAAGTACTTGAAATCATTAGGTTTTTTACGGATATATCGTGTAATATTTATGGCACGACTTATTCATGCACGATCGTTCCATATACGTTGAATCCTCGCTGCTCCAAGAACTCCCGGAGCTTCGGCTCCATCGGGCCGTTGCGGAGCACGGTACGACGGAAAACCCCTCTTTCCCGCGCGTTAAGCAACTCGTTCCACCCTTTTTTGAGCAAGCGGTACATGTGAGTCTTGGTTTTCTGCCGGCTCTTGTCGCTCATCTGAGAGATGGCATAACGCCGAAGCTCGCGTGCTGTCTTAGGGCTCATGCCTTCTCCTTGGCCTTCTTCTGCTTGATGTCTCGAAAAAATACTTGAAGGGGAGGTTCACTGCCTTTGGGCAAAAGAACCTCTGTATCGAATTTATCTGCCTCTCGAAAATCCCGCCGTGCTACCGCGGCGGCGTGTTTGGCATGTTTCTCCTTCAGGGCATCCGCGCACTCCATGGAGCACACATCGAACAGCTTTCCCTTGCTCTCCACCCAGGTCATCATCCATTCGTTGGTCCACTTGCGTGAACGGTACTTGACGGTGTTCTTACACCCGGGACCCTTGCAACGTAGAAGTGTCCCCGGAGGCCCGACGGGATCCTTATGGCGAGCCGACATCAACCTCTACCGCTTCGGGTGTGGAGGCTTCTTCAGCATCATCTTCCGCAGGCGGAATGACTTTGTCGAGCGCCGCAGCTTCCTGTTCCGGCGTCTTCCTGAGAACGTTCCGGGTACCCTCCTCGTAGGCGCTCTTGTCCTCGTCCGGGAGCGGAAACGACGCCACCTCCTTGCGAAGCACGGGGACCAGGGCGTCCTGAGCCTTCACCAGCTGTCGGCGCGTGGCGTTATACCGCTTCTTCATGCTCTCCATCTCGCGGCCCAGCGCGGCCATCTCGCTTCTCTTCTTATCCAGTGCCCCCTGCTGCTCGCGGAGTTTGTTGCGGACGTCGAGGTACTCCTCAAATGCCGTATCGAAGTTCATTCGCCACCTTCCTCTTCAGACTGCTGGGTTTCAGTCTCTGGCTCGTTGGTCTCTTCAGGGGTCTCCGGGGTTTCCTCCGGTGCCTCCTCTGTCTCGTCTTCTTCGGGCTCGACAGCTTCCGGACTGACGGCCTCGATGATCTGCTTCCGAAGCTCCTTCGGCGTTCCCATCACCAGGATCCGGTCGCCGCTGTGAAAGTGCAGCACCGTCATGAAACCACCAGGCTTGGGTTTCTTGCTCTGGCTCTGTTTGTTACGAGCGTCGGCTACTATCGGCACGTCGTGAACCCCGGAAGTGATTCCGCATATCTCCTCCGGATTGACCCAACCTTCCGCCGTACCGATGAGAGCCGGCGGCACGCGTCGGTCCCCGTGAAAGATGGGGGTCTTGATTGCCAGTTCCACGAACTCCTTTTCCATGTGGTCTCCTTTAGTGAGAATCCTCGCTCAACGATATGAAGTTTCTTTCCACCAAATATCCGGTGATGACATCCATGGCTTCTGCAACTAGCGGATCTTTTGGGAAAGCTCCGTCCCAATGAATCTTCGCCGTTGCTATCTTCGAATGTTTCAACATGCCGCTCAACATATTGGACGGATCGGGCATTTCTCCTTTTCTTACTTCCAGAAGACAAAAAATCGGACTACCTGCTTCTTTTAAACTTAAACTGAAGTGCCGCCCTTTATAGATGAACGCCACCGAGAAACCGACCATGTCTACTCTTAGATGTTCTTCATTGATGGCCATTTCTACTTAACGTAAGAACATGCCAACAACCAAACGACAACCACCACAAAAGAAAACACGTAACCCATCTCTCGTGCGTCTTATGAAAACTACCCTATACCCATGGTGTCGTGCTGGATCTTTTTGAACTTGTCGTAAATCCGGGCCACGCGATCCATGTCCGCAGGCGTCAACGGAAAGCCCATGTCCACGGTCATCTTCGCGCCCTGAATGAACTCGAGGTCTCCCTCCTCGAGGATCATGAAGGCCCCGTCTTCCAACTCAGTTAACATTCCCTGAAGTTGTTCCTCTGTCAGTGCCGCCACCGTCTTCCTCCTGTACCTCTGAATAAGCCTGCTCCCACATCTTCATCATGGGAGGGATGTTCACATTTATTAACGTCAGGATACCCTCGGTTCCTCTACCAGTTCGTACCGCAAGCTGCGCGATGCGCATCTGTAATGCCGTCAGCTGGTCCAGAACGTCGTACTCATCCAGCACCGGATTCATGGCCTCCAGAACACCCCTGGCACGCTGAAAAGCCGCATCCTGCTCCTCCGGGGTTGCCTGGACGAGACGGTTCTTATCGTCGTCTTTCATTCCCATGGCGTCATCCTACCCTTTCCTTGCGTTTACGCAAGTGTACTGTTATCTTTCCTCGCATGGCTACCTCGTTTGCCAAGTGGTTCGAGAAGCTCCGGAAGAAAAAGGGGCTCACCCAGACCCAGGCCGCCGCTGCTCTGGGCCTTTCGGCCCCCACCATCAGCCGCTGGGAGGGCGACACCGAGCCCCGCGCATCGCACCTGTTGCGAATATGCAAGTGGGCTCCCGTTTCGCCCGAGAAACTTCTGAAAATACTGGCCAAACCCCGGAAGTAGGTCATGCCCCAGGTCGCCGCGGTCATCACCTCCGACGAGGAGCGCGAGAACTGGTGTCAGTGGTTCACACCGACGAAGGTGGCGTTTGACTTCCAGAAATGGGCCCGGGTCGACGAGGCGGAGCTTATCGTCGACCCCGCCGCCGGCGAGGGGTCCCTCACCCCCGACCGGGAGGGGGTGGTGGCGGTGGAAATCGACCCGGACATCATCCCCGAGCTCCAATATTGGCGCCCCCGGGCGCGGATCATCTGTGCCGACTTCCTCCACCTGGAAGTGCCCCAACTGCGGGCCGACCTGGCCATCCTGAACCCTCCCTACGCCAACAACGGCGAGGCCTTCTTCATCTACAGGAGCCTGTTGTGGGCCCGTAGAGCCTGCGCGCTGATACGAACCGTGGCCCTGAACGGCAAGGACCGATTCCAGGACTGCTGGCGGTACGTCCAGCCCATCCGTATCGCCATCCTGACCTACCGCCCACACTTCGTGGGCCTCGGTGGCACCCCCACCAAGTTCACCCCCATGGCCGACTACATGGCGGTGGAGTGCATCCTCCGCCCGGAGCCTCTTCCGATGTCGGATTACGAAAAATGGACTGAAAGTGTATCCTTCGGCTGGGTCGATTGGAAATCCTAGATGGGAAGCGTCTCCAACATCCCGCTGAAAGAGAAATACCAGATATGCCTTCTGTGTCTCAATCCAGAAGAGCATAGCGGAACATTCATTTACGAGAGCATCGAGGGGCATGATCGATGTGTTTTCGAAGTACACCCGGTGGCAGGCCTCGTCGGAGCGGAACTTCAAAGCCTCAAACCCGGTGGTGTTTTCGAAAGCCTTATCGTTGACGCTTCCCATCTTCCCTCCGACCTTATCCGCCAGGCACAGCGAACCGTCGAAAAAGAATACGAATCATGGACAGAGCTTTGTCGGGTAGACCGACTCCACCTGCAGTGTCACTGGGTCAAGGAAATGATACGGCGAACCGAAGAGGACCTGCTGAGAGCCATCGACCGACCCCACACGGACGCGACGGTCCCCCGTTGGAACACCGCCGGCCTCTGCGTAATCATCGACAACCTCTCGAAGCTCACCGCCCAGTTTGAAGGCCTCTCCGTCGCGCTGAACTCGATGTAGCATTACCGGCTCTTCTGCCTTTCAACGAACGCCTTCACCATCTGGTCTATCTCACGCACGTCGTCTATGACGTCCTGCAGGGTCATGTTCTTGAGACGCTCAGGTAACGGTTTTCGCTCGCGGCACTTCTCGAGCTTCCCCTGGCAGGCCTTGTAGTTGGCCCAGTTTACCTCCTTGTGTCCCTGACACACCTTGAGGTCGATATCGAGCGAAGCAATACGTTTTTCAAGCTGCATACGCCCTATATCCATGAACACTAAAAGGCCTCCCAAGAAAATAATTAAAGCAAGTCCTGCTCCAAAAAGTGTTTTATCTTTCATTTTTCTATCTCCGTATACTGTCGCGCCAGGTAACATAAAACGCAGATCTTAGGCTCGTACTCACCATCCCCGTCGGGCACACAATTGCTTTCACAAAGCGAGGTCCCTTTACCCTTGCAGAACTCTTTGTCAGAGCAAGGATGATAATGGTAGCTCTCGACCATGCACAGGGGACAACCGTTGGTGGCATCTCGGTCATGTTTCTCGCAGTGTCTGTAGCCCACCCTTCACCTCCTCTTGATTATAGGACCGCTGTGCGAGTCCAGTTCTATTACCTCGTCAGCCAGAAGTATCAAAAACATGTATGCGTGAAGAGGGCAGTAGGTGTTGCCGTAAAGGACAATGGTGGAGACCGGAGAAAGAGCACAGTCGCAGATTCGACAACTTCGAGAAGCAAAGCGGTAGTAGCTCACGCTTCAATCCTTCAGTACACACTCACAACCAGAGCAATCGCACTCCGGACAGTTACACATGATCCTCGACCACGTATAGCTCAAAGCAATTATGGTGAGCAGCGAAAACATAACGATCATCGCTATCATCGGAGGTTGCTGTAATTCGTGCTTCCAATCGGTCATCATCTATTCTCCCTGCTGCTCAAGATACCCCTCGACGATGAAGTACTTCTCGCTGATAGTCCCGTCGGTGAAATAGTTCATCGAGTTGACCGACGTCTTGATGGTGCGCCAGAACACCACGTCCTGGCCATAGATGTCGTAGACCTCGGCGTCCGTGACGAACCTCCGCTTCAGCGGGAACGCCCGGCTGACGATGGTATACACGCGCTCGTAGGCGGCCATGTCGGGCGCCAGCGCCTCAAGGCGCGTGTCGGTGCTGATGCGCCTGACCTGGATGTACCGGAGGTCCGAGAAGTTCCTCGTGAACCGGAGAATGTCAAAGAGCTCGTACTCGTTACACCGGTTGAGAACGATGGACACCCTCACGTTGGGGCCGCTCTCGGTGAGCAACTTCCCCCAATCGGGTATCTTCTCGGTCCCCATCACCATCTTCTGCGTCATGGGGTCCAGGGTGTGGATGGAGTAGCCGATCTCTTCCCTGCACAGATTTATTGCCGGCAGTACTCGTTCCGCCGCCAGGCCGTTGGTCCGGATACCAACGTGAAAACCCGCCGACTGTAGAAACCCGATCAGTCCGGATAAATACCGGTACAAAGTAGGGTCAGTGTTCTGGCCCGTGAGGTAGATCTTTTCGATGTGATGTTCCTGACAGAGGTTGAGGAACTCCTGCAGGTTAGGCCAGTTAAGCCAGTGCGTTTGTGTCTGGTTATGCTGCGACAGAAGATGCTCGATATCCTTGCCCAGGCAGAAGAAACAATCCGCATTACACTTCCCCAGTAGGTTGATGTTCGCGAAGGTGTACTTGTCGCGATTCCGGTTCTTGGCGGTGTTGACGATCACGGCTTCCACCCTAAGTGCTCACGCAGACGCTCCTTGATATCCTCGACATTCTTCACCTTCTCGCCAGATAGCTCAAGGAAACGATCTGCCATTCTGATACATCCTTCCATGATCTCGTCGATCTGCGGAACCCTTGGTCCCGGTTCTAGTTTTTCCAAAGCCACCGGGAGATGCCTTGTAAAAATCTTTTGCGCCAACTCGTTGCGCGGACGAATGAAATCCTGATACCGCTCCCACTCATAAAACCGGATGTAGCCGTATATCAACATATCCAGCTCACGAAGAAACGTGCGAGCATTCTTAGAGTTTTCAGAATCCCACGGCTGCATCTCCGCCATTTTCTTCAGCCACTCTATCGCCGCCCGGAGTTCCGGACTCGGCATCGGTACATAGTTGCTCATGCTACCCTCCAGTGCCGCCTGGAGACGGCCCTCGTTATAGTTGTCTTGTGTACCCCATACTCCCTGGCAAGCGCCGAATGTGTTGATCCGTTCGCCGCTCTTCGTCTTATCTCCCTAACATCCTCGGCGCTAAGCTTGGCTCCTCCGTTCCGCTCGCCGGCGGGAAGCTGCCCTCGCTCACGACAGTCGTCGGAGTTGTCCTGGGTGGTGCCGATGCGCAGGTGGTCGGTGTTAACGCATGGTTTGTTGTCGCACTGGTGGAGCACGATCAGGCCTTCAGGTATCGGCCCCTTCTCCAACTCCCAGGCGAAGCGATGAGCCGACAACGTCACCTTGGAGGTGAGCCCGAAACGTCCGTACCCACGGCGGCGAGCCCCCTTCCACACATGACACCGGCTCCCCAGCCTCTCGTTGTACGGGCCGTTCTTGTCTACCTTGGCCCAGAACCTCTTCTCGAGCGCCGCGTGGTTCATTAATCCAACTCGAAGATCAACACGTCCTTACTGTCGTGGTCCTTGGCTGCACTGGCGACCACGCTCGTGAAAGCCCCCTTCAAAGCCTCCTCGGATACCATGATCTCGAGGGTGTTACCGTCCTTCTCCCACTTACCTAAATCAGTGGAACCTCCATCCACCAACATATGGGCGGTCGCGTCTCTCTGAAGCTCGAACTCCAGCGATATCTCGCCGGCCATTATCCGGATGATCATTTCGACCTCGCCGTCACCCGGACATCGGGTAAAAAATCAATGCCCTCGATGGCGGTGGGCTTGTCGTCGCCCTTGAACATCGCGCAGTGGGCCCGGAGCTTGGCGTCGTCGACCATCAAGTACTTCCGTGGCACCTTCGAAGCGTCCACCACCTTGTAGTTCCACCGGTCCTGGGTACTGATGCCCGGCACGTCCCCGACCGTGGTGATGCGCGAGGTGGCATGCGCCACCGTGGTGCTGTCCCCGATGCCGGCGGCATCTGCCGCTTCCTGCAACGCCTGGGCGGTGTTGCAGGCCTCGCGGAGCTTGGCTGCGGCTATCTTCTGCTTCAGGATGACCTCGGCATTGGCCCAGAACGTCTTGGACGGCTCAAATAGCTCTCGCACCTTCTTCAACGAGGTGTGGATGGGGACGGTTATCTCCTTCTCGCGCGTCTCGAGCCAGTTGCGTCGGCCTTTCACCATCACGAGGACCTCGGCTATGTTCTCCAGGTCCTGCTGCGTTACCACCTCGAAGCCATCCAACTCCTTGAGCATGTCCTCGGCTTCCTTGTACTGGGCCTCAAGCTCGTCGTTCAGTGCCTGGTCCACCACCGTCAACGAGGTGCCCGGAGTTCCCGGGGTCGGCGGCTTGTAGTCGGGGTTCTGCTCTGCGAAGGTGACTGCCTCGTTGAAGTGCCGGTCGCAAAGCTTGGCCGTTTCTCTTCCCCACAAATCGCCGGGAACCTCTCCCGTGTGATCGTCTTTGCAACGGTTGGCCGCGCACTTCTCCTTCTTGTCGGTCTTACTCAACTTGAACAACTTCATTTCTATCTCCTGTATTTCGTGGGTATATAGTTCTTGTATTATGTAGCCAACTACTTCGGCGCATTGTGGTACGACTGCATTGCCCAAAGCCTTCAGTCTAGCCACCCTCTGGGGAATCCCATGAGCCACAGCACAAACTGAGGGCTGAGAGTCGGGCGGCACTTGCCCCCATGACTGCATGTCTCCGGGCGGTGGTGGCCACTCGAAAGGCCACCCAAAAGAAGCTCGTCCTTCCGGTCCCCTCCCCTCGATGTATTGCCCGCTTCCGACGATGTCGGCGTCGGCCATTTCGCTGCCACCACATTCAAATCCGGATTGTCTCGTTTCATCCCTGCTGGACCAGCTGCGCTCTTGAAATCCCGGTGTTTGGGCGTCGGCCATCTGCGAGGTGTCGAGCTGTTCCCGTGAAGCGCCATGTCCGTCAACGACACCCCCGGGTGGGCTTTCGACCCCGGTAAGTTCCTGCTGCCGCTCGACTTCGAATCCCCCGCCGTCGGCGTGGGCCACCGACGATGGCGGCGAACCGCATCGCCTAACGTTATCTGCCTTTTTCTGCCTGTCTCCAAATCTCTTCCCGTCGGCGTTACTTTCTCCGGATCCGTCATCCTCCCTCCGCTGCCCATGTTCGCGTCGGGTGTCGGCCACCGGCGAGCTATCGTCCATAAACTCGGCGTCCCTGCACTCGGACGTTGATGGGGTACCTGTCCCTCGTTCTGGCTCGTCCCATACAGGGATGCCGTCGGGGTCGGCCACTTCGCCACCTGAGTCACCAAGTCGTCTCCACCGCTCCGTTTCCTCCCGGATCGCGCGTAGTCCGGGCCGCTCGCCGTGCTCTTCGGGGTTGTCCAGCGCGCGGTGCCCAACGATGAAGATTCTTTTACGAAGATGAGAAGATCCAACATCAGCTGCTGCAAGTGGGATCGGTAGCGTTGCATAACCTTTCCCTTCCAGGTCTCTTCGGACGGCATCGACCCAACGGTTTGCTGCGCTTGCAACGTTTTCGACGACAACCCACTCTGGACAGAGCTCACTAACGACGCGAGCGAACTCGTACCAGAGGCCGCTTCGAGAACCGCTAAGGCCCTCACCCTTGCCGGCTGCTGATATATCCTGACAAGGAAATCCTCCGCACAGTACGTCGACTCGTGGCACGGTGTCTGCGGTGACTTTTCTGACATCGTCGAACCTCTTCACTTCTGGCCAGTGTTTTTCGAGGATGCCCAGGCAGTACTCCTCCTTCTCCGCTTGAAAGAGCACGGGGCCGAGACCGGACAATTCCAGCCCCAACTCGAGCCCTCCAATACCAGAGAATAAAGAGCCTATGGTGAGCATCACTCCGTCTTTTTCTTACCATCCTCTTCGGCGTCACGCGGCAACAACTTCCCGCCCAACGAGGGCCCGTCCATCTTCTTGACCGCCCCACGGGTAGACAGGAAGTACTCCCGGTCCTTCTTGGTCAACTGATTCTCGTTGATGGTCTCTCCGGTGGCCTTGGCCCTTTTGAAGGCGGCCAGGATATCCCGGAGCCTCTTCTTCCAAGCCGTCCTGAGAGTGTCCGCGCTGTCGACCGTGGCCCGATATCCCATCCCGGGGCCCCAGTCATTCTCGCGCCGATACTGCTCGAGGAGGATGCGCTTGACCCGCTGGAAGCGGTTGTTCTTGAACAGCTCCACCTCCGGGCTGTCGTGCCGGGGCGTGCGATTCATGCCCCGGGCCATCCGGACGATGATGGGCATCGGGATGTAGCGGTAGGGAAGCTCCTCCGCCGCCCACACCATGAACATCGCCGCCTGCATGCCCTCGTCCTTCACTTTCGGGTCGGGTTTGTAATCAAGGAGACTGCGTATTTTCTTTCTGCGTGATACCATTTCCATTGCCTTTCCTGCGAAACCGGGAGTACGCCAGCAGTATCTCGTGGGCACGGTTTACGTTGTCATACTCCTGTTTCGCTTGCGGGGTTTTATTACGGTCAGGGTGCAGATCTCTCGCTCGCCGGCGAACCACTTTACCGACGAGCTTGAGATCCACCTCCTCACCAAAAGAAGCCTGAATACCCAGGACCTCGCACGCCCAATCGAACGACCGAAGGCCTATCTTCGCGAGCCCCTCTTCCTTGGCGTTCTTCCTGCAGACGCGGATGGTCATCAGTAACTCGTTGACCACCTGGTCCATGCTGATAACGAAGTCCTCTATTATCTTCTGATGCTGGTCGTCCTCGACGCCCATCTTGTCGAGCGCCGCTGCCACGTACACCTCCGCGGCATGCTTTACCTTGGCCCGTAACTCCTTGGCCAACAGATTGAGCGACTCGCGCCCGTCGCTGACATCAAGCACCACCTCGCCGTCGACAACAGCATTCTCGACGGATTTGGTGGTCCCGTCGTACTGCTCCATCACGCGCTTGAGAACCTTGCCGGGTTTCATGCCGTGCCGGCGCGCGAGGAAGTTGGAGCGCCGATAGGCGGTGATGGCGCTCTTCCAGGTCATCCTCTTGCTGTCCACCTCGTCGAAAAGCGGGCGGGCCCACTTCTTTCTGAAGATGTGCCACCGGTTCTCGTAATAGACGGTGTTCCCTCCAAACACCTCTGCGAACCATATCCGGCGCCGAAGCGCCACGTCGCGATTCACCTTGACGATGGCCCAGATCTCCTTCTCGAGCCTCGCCAGATCTATGCTGGGCGCGTTTCTCTCCACGAGCTCGCGGTACCGGTCCATCAACCGCCGTAGTCTTATTTCACTCGCCATCACCGCCCTGTTCTGCCTGCTGCTCGAGGAGCAGCGACTGTCCTTCCTCAAAATCCCGGAGGCCGCGTTTGATGAGATCCATCGCTTCCTTCATACGCCCCTCGCCTGTTTGTGATTCGACCAGAGCCCTGTACGAGTCGGCCACCGACTTCAGTTCTGCGTGGATGGCCTGCACAACTTTGGCCGTCACCTCGCTCTCCTTCGACGTTCCCTCTGTCAGCTTCTTGACGTTCTCGTTCAATACTCCCACGAGCTTCGTCCCCCGTACCTGGTTCTCCCCGATAATGGTGAACATCTCCAGAAGCTCTGTCGCGTCCTTACGACGGTTCTCTGCCTCCTCTTTCACCGCGTTTTCAGTGACGCTGACATGCCGGTCCAGGGTCTTGCCCAGTGCTTTCAACCTAGTATCTACACTGCTGAACCGCTGCTCTGCGAGAGTCAGATTGCTGTTGATGGTATCGAACGTACCGCTTATGTGTTCGACGTACCCTTGAAAACGCCGGAGCATATCTATTAATTCTTCGTTTTTGGCTATGCCTTTCTGAATCGTGGGTTCCGTCAGTTCCTCTCCGGTAAAAGAAGGACCCCTCACGTCTACTTCCTTTATCCCATCAAATAACGAGTCGCCTTTTGCACTCGCCGCTCGCATCTTCTCTGCCAACGACTTCGGAGCTTCTTCGCGGCTTTCTGGGACGAGAACGCCTTGTGATACCCCTTCTTCCTGCAACATCTCCCGAAGCTCGTCGGGGATGTCCTCCTCATCCACGCCAACCTCGTGAGGAAACAGATACCTGGCGAGAGCCATCCCCCCGTTATTGTCACTATCGGCAACAGCATCTTTCAGAAGCTGCTCGTTGTGTACCTTGTAGAACACCTGACTGCCTTTTTTAATCTCCCGAAGAAGACCGGCCTCCACCATTCGCGCCACGCACTCCTTCTGCCATCTGGTGTTTTTAAGCGCCTTTTTGAAAGCGGTTTTTCCTACGTCTTTGCGCATTACGAGAAACAGATCCTTCCGACTAACCGAAGAATTCACGTTTCCCGCCAGCCAGGACATCCCACCGTAAGTCAGCACCAACCGGGCATTTCGGTCTACGTCGCGCATATCACCACTTCACCGGTTCCTCGAACTGCAGGAACACGGTCTTTTCGTCGTAATCAACCGTCCGTTTCAAGCCCCCGGCGACCAACGTCGGGATCCCCGGGCACTCCATGCCGGCGACCGGACCAGGTGAAACGTTCATCCGGGGGTAGGGAATCCCCTTGCCCAGGAAGGTGGCGAGCGATTCCATCTTCATATTGGACTCGAGGAAAAGCACGAGCAGCTGCTCCTCTCGCCCTCTGAAATAATCGAGCACACCTTCATAGTGCTCGATATATCTTTTTCGAAAATGCTCCTCGTCAAACGCCTCCAACTCGCAGGGAACCCCGAAGACGACCTCCGAGCGCCAATCCAACAACTTCTTGAGCCGCGGGGGCCACTTCGTCGCCATGTGTTTCTGGATAGAAACCAACCAACTATCAACAACCCGGGTCGTCAACACGAACTTGCTGTCCGGATACACCCGGTCACACCGGTCGTACTCGACCTCGTTGATGTTGCTCATGGAGTCCCACTCCCGGTCATCCCAGTACACGTCCCCTGTCTCCTGCAGGCGCTCCGCGTACTTGAGGGGGAAGTGGATGTCCCGGAAACCGAGCATCCGCATGGCCATCGAGTAGCTCGTGGTCCCGGTCTTGAAGTGTCCTATACAGAAGATCTTGTTCATCAGTCCGGTACCTTCACCTTGTCGGGATTGTCCTTCTGCCACTTCTGCATACGAACCATCGCCTTCATGGACCCCACTATTTTTTCGGGATCAGCGCCCATCAACTGCGCAAAAAGACCCCACACAGTCACCATGTAAGGGGCGCACTTGTCCGCGGCCCTGATAACGAACACGGGCTCGTCCTCGTACACTCTGGACAAACACCCCGACTCAATCTCTTCCTGTCTCGTTGCCATTGTCTTCCTCTTCTTCCTCGTCCAGCGGATCCGGCGGTAACTCCGGTATTGGAGGCAGCGCCGGAAGATCTACACCGCTTTTGTTCTCGATCGCGAGAGCGGCGTGTACCTTCCTCATGGCCAGCCTCTCTTCGTGAATGACGGTCCTCTCGGCGTCCAAAGCCTTTCTCTCGGCGTTCAACCGATTGCCGGCGGCGTCGACCATCAGATGCTTTCGTTCTAAATCCGCGTGTGCCCGTTGAAGTCGATCATACTTATCTTTCAACATGTCGTTGCCGGTGGCCAAATCGGCCAAGATGGCTTCGTAAAGGATAGGCGCGAAAAACTCGCTCTCAGCTAGAGCCTTGTGCTTTACTCTTACCAACTCGGATCTGCCTTCGTTAGCAGCTATCTCCTCCGCCAACTTGGCCACACGAATGGCATCGCTGAAGTTTTTCGCGTACAGATCTCCCTCCAACATTTCTGCGATCTGCTCTCTTGCGGCTTCAAGTATTTCTTTCATTTCCACTCCACCGGCTCGCCGTCGCCGTAATAGACCTCCCACCGGCCTTCCTTGGCGAGGTCGTAAGGTTGCAGTCTGCCATCCCGGTCGTAAACGGACTCGATGTCCTTGGACCATCTCTCGGCCAGGGAGGGCTCACACTTCACCGGAACATCCGGCAAGAACTTGTTGCAGGCCTCCTCCATCACCTTGGCTTTTTCCATGGCCTGCTCGTGTGCAATTTCTCGGAACACTTCAGAAAGTATCTCGTCGTGAACGAACCCCAGAGGCCGCGCGCCATACAGAACTGAACCAGGCACCTTCATGTAACAACGCTTGGCCACGGCGTAACACGCGGCTTTTGCGCCGTCGGCGCCGAGCCCCTGGAACAACGTGTTGCACCCGGAGGTGAAAGTGATGCCCCCACGCACACGACTGACAAACAGCTGCGCTATCTGCCCCTTGCCGCTCACCCGGTCGATGTGGTCGCGGACGTATTTGAAGTAGTCCTGCCACTCCGGGAACTCCTCGAACCACTCGTTGAGAATGCTCTTGGCCTCTGCCGGCGTGAACTTGACACCATAACCGCGGGCGAGGCCGATGAGTCCAAACACGCCAAGGCCGCCTGGCGCTCCGAAGTTAAGCGGCTTCGCCCTCTGCCGGAACGCCTTTACCTCAGGATCGTGGCGGCGCTCGAGCGCCTCCTCGTAGCTGATGCCCATCAACCTGCCGCCAAACTGCAGATGCACGTCCCTGCCGGCGTTCAAGGCCTCCGCCATCCGGGAGTACCCCACCGTGCTGATACAGGTCTGGGCCCCACTACAAAGCTCGAGCCCCGTGAAATCCGCATCACACAAGAACCTCCCTGGCCGCGCGATGAAACACTCCCGGATGCCCACGCCGGTCGGAAAGTAGGAAAGCGCCCGCTTGGGGTTCTGGAACTGGAAGCCGTTGGTCGGTGACGGCTTTTTCTTGTCCTCCGAGCGGCTCTTCGCGCACGAGGTCCTCCCCGACTCCACCATCGTGAAGTAGGACGGCTGGATCGGCTGGTGAACCCCCTTCAGCAGGTCGGGGACGTGCGTATGGAGGATATTGTGCAGCTGTACCCGCATGGTGTAGTCGTGCAGCAGGTCGTCGCCGCTCTCGTTGCAGGCATCCTCGTCCACCGCCATGTATTTGACGAGCTCCTCCTCGGTGAACACGATGTCGACAGCGATTTTCTTCTTTCCTGTGCGCTCCTTGTACTTCTTGTACCCGGTCTTGGTGAGCGTGAGAGGCAAGTCGTTATCGCGCCGGATCTGGAGCATTCTCCTCTGTGCTGCGCGCGTGTTTCTGGTGCCCCGCTGCCTGGGTGGCGCATCATCTCCCCTCACGAGGCCGTTCTCGACGAGCCTGCGGGTGATATCGTAGTACTTCTCCTCTGCCGCGGCCTTGAGCATCGCTATCCGCTCTGGATCCGTGCGGACGCCCCAGCACATCAACAGCTGCAACGCGAAGGCCGCCCGCGCCTGGGCCGGCGCGTCCTTCATCAACTCGCGGTGATGAAGCCATTGGTAGTTGGCTATCTCGAGCGTGTCCTCGCTGTCGTCCATCGCGTATTTGGTCGCCGCCTCGGGCCACTCAGGAAGTGGCACGTCTATCAACTCTCCATATCGGAGACGCCAGGCGTCCGGATTCTCTTTCTCCTCGCTCCGGTCCTTCTTCAAAATACGCTTGGCGATGCCGGCCAGACTGTAGCCGTAGGGCTTCTGTTGCTGCTTGAAAAAGGTCATGGCCCCGCGGGCATTGTCGATAAGCTGCTGACAGAGCGCGATGTCGACGACGCGATTCTCGTCGTAGGCCTTGAACACCTTGGGGAAGAGATCCGGCCACTCGTTTAGGCACACGGTCATGTCGAAGGCGATGTTCAGGCCGTAGATGGGGTCCTGCTCCAGGATCCACTCGAAGTGACCGCGGGCGCTGCTTGAGCCTGACGACCCCCGGTCCACGTCTTTCTGCAGGCACCCGTTGGGCATCATCTCCGGTTTCGCGTGAAACAACCGGACATTCCCGGGCGGCATGGCCGACGTCAGGCAGACCATCGGAGGCGCCAGTAGCCCTGGACGAATCAAAAACGTCTCACAGTCGAATGCGATAGGGGAGGCCATTATTTACGCTTCACTAGGGGTTTCTTATTTTTTATAGGACAGCCATGTGCCTGCCAACATCTGAGAGCATCTGCTAGCTCATCTGCTCCCTGCGCTACTCCGTCGTATATCCGATAACGACTATCATCGAGAAACTCCCATTCTTGAGTCACTCTTAAAGCTTTATCCAACATCTCCAGAAACTTAGGATCGAGACTTTTTAGCTCCTCGTACTCTGAAAGTTTTTTCTCTGACATCAGAAAAGCCTCTTCCGGAGCAGTTCTTCATAGACTCTCTTTTGAAGCTCGTACCCGGACCTCGAATGCTGCTGCAGAAAAGCGTATTTCATGTAGAGAGTCGCGTGTGGCGTATTCATCCACCGCTTTACTTCCATGAAAGTTCCCAGCCCCTGACGCCGGTGCTCAGGATGGACCCACAACCCCCCGATGCGGTCGCAACCGACCGGTTTCATCGTTACTTCGTTGTCGTTCCTGTACTTCTGCTGGAGAGCAACCCACCCCACCCCAAACTGCTGCATGATGTCGAGGTGCTCTTTCAAGTCCAAGGAGTACAGCGCCCGGCCCACCACACAGTCCCCAAAACCTTCTGAGGTTTCCATTATGATGCCGGCCACGCCGAAGTGCGTCAGCGGACCAGGGTGGTTGTCCAGAACCTCGTACTCTCCCCCCAGGAACTGCTCGAACGTCAGCCCCTTGAAGTCCGGTAGCTCCTTGCCCACCCAGAGATTCAAGCGGAAGAAAGGAGACGCGCTGAGCCCCATCTCCTCCGGAATTCTCGGGTACCGGGAGCAGGCCTTCTCCCAGAACGTCTCTATTCGGTCGATTGTGCTCATCGGGGAGCCTCGGAGGACCGCCGAAACCGCCAGGCCGGCGGTCCTCCGTCCCTCGCCGTCTAGACCTTGCGCGGCTGCCAGAAATGCTTGGTGAAGGGCTTCTTCTCGGTCTTGGTGGTGATGATCTTGCACTCCAGATCCATCACGAAACCCTCGAACGGGTTGGCGTCGGAGACGATCTGCTCCACCAACAGCTTCAGCGGCGTGTACTCCCCTATGACCTTCTGCCAGTAGGCCTCCACCTCCTCAGTGACGGTGGCGGAGTTGGGGTCGACCCCGGAGGCGGCGGCGACGAACGCCTTGATGTTGGGCAGCGCCATCGGGCCCCCCATGTCGATCAGCTGGGACCTCTCCATCCCCGGCGTGATCGTGGGACAGCTGCTCTCGAGGACCTCGGTCTCGACGATGAACCACTGCTTGGCGGCTCCCACCTGTGAGGCCTGCAGCTTCACCTGCTTGACCTTGACCTTGTAGACCCCCTCCTCGAACCACTGCCCGGTCTTACTTACCTGTGCATCTTCAATTCCATCGAATAATGACATCTCGTTGTCTCCTGTTGTTATCGTTCTCGTTGTTATTTGTTGTTCTTGTTTTTATCTTCCTCGATCTCCGAAATTGATGGGTTTCGCCTGGTGACGAGACCCTTCTACTTCCTCTTCGAGATAGCCGGAACCGCCACACGTCGAGCACGTCATGCTCCTGAACGCGCACGTCCGCGAGGGCTTCGCTCCTGTGCCGTCACAGTCCCAGCACTTTGTTCTCGGTACAACTTTTATCTTCTTGTCCTCCATGGTTATCCCTCGAATGACTTGATGTCGTCGAGCTTCTCGATGGTGTAGCTGGGTTTGATGATTTTCATTTCATTACCTCTCTGAACATCCCTACTTTACTTTCGATGTCTTTCAGTATCTCTTCTATGCGTTCTTTTGCTCTTTCGATTCCTTCATCTACTGTGTCAGCAAACGCATCCCCTATGAATTTGATCTCTATTTCTTGGTTAGTCGCGCAATCCCATATGTACAAAACAACATAAATTTCGATATCAAAATCCTCGTTAGGAGTGTCCCAATCTGATGTTTTTCCTACCAACCTGAACTTAAAAATATCCTCTTCCTGTGTGTATTCTTCTTCGTCCACTTTTCTGGTCATATCTGTACTGACTACCGCCCATTTAGACCAAAAAGAATACCTCTCCCATTCTCTTTCGTGATCAAAAATTTCTAATTCCAATTCACGACCAAATAAAATTACTTTGTTAGGAATATCCTCTTTAGTTAAATCGGCCACAACGAGTTCTCTCCCCACGGCGGCTCGAACCTATCGATCGTCGCGTATGTGAGCTTCTTGGATGCCTCCATCTTCGAGGCGTAGTGCGCGTCTCTCAGCGCCTGCTGAAAGCACTGCCACTCAACCTTGCACCCGATGAACACGTCGACCCAGACCTCGTCGGCTTCCTGTCCCGGGCGGTGAGTGCGACCAAGCAGCTGCTGCCAGGTCTTGCCGTCCGGCGGCGGGCTGATGACGAGGTTCTCGGCCCAGGCCTGCAAGTTCCTCCCCTCACTGTTGGCGCTGACGCTGGCCACCACGCAGCCCTCGGAAGGATCCACGTCTTCTATCGGTCGCTTGTCCTTGTTAAGCCCCAGGTTGCGAAAGTAAGGGAGGCCCATCGTCTCCTCGATGCACTCCCCAAGCGCGACCTCGCTCACCCAGATGATGCCCCGGTGAGTCCGGGTCCACTCGTGGATGGCGTGGAGCATCCGGACGTCCTCCCAGACCGGCTGCACATCAGGTTCATAAGTGTCACGAACGGCTTTCCACGCCGCGTAAGTCTTGTAGACATCGTTCTCGAAGTTCCACCGCTCGTCGCCGCCGGCCACCGCGCGAGCAACCAGCATCTCCGACTCGAGCCCCACGATGTCCTGGGCGAGGATGTCGTGGACGTTCTTTTTCCAGGCTCCGCGCGCCTTCCGCCAGGGCTTCGGCGGAGGCGGCACCCACTCGTACCAGAACCCGCTGGTCAGGCACCGGAAGATCTGCCACCGGACAGCCAGATCCCGGTCGGTGACCACCTCGCCGTTGGGCTTCTTGCCACGTTTTTCAGGAGGGTCGCCGTTCAGGTCATGGGCAAGCTGCAAGATGCGGTCGTTGTAGCCGTCGACCAGCGAAAGCACGATGTTGAGCGAGGCGTCGACCTCCTGGCCCGGAGAGGCCACCACCCCCGGCGTCTCCTGGTACCGCCGGCGAACGGCGCTCCGGACCCCCTCCCGGCCCTGCTGAAGCTCCTCGGCGTTACAGAGCTTGCGCAGGGCCCCCGGATTCGCCGCCATCCGGTTCTCGCGCGGCTTGATGACGTCCACTGCGGCGGCCCAGGCGTTCAACTCCATCGACGGCGGCGGTAGCGGTTGAAGCTCCGCCGGGAGGCACCACCGGAGAATGTGGTCGAAGTCGAGCAGCGATCGGTTGGTGATGGTGCCCGACATCGCCACCATGCGGGTCTCGGGATGCTTCTCCATCCACTGACTGAAGCGCCTCGTCACCGCCGCCGTCTTGTTTCTGAGCCGGTGCGCCTCGTCGCAGATGATGAGGTCCGGATTGAGGTCCTCGAGGTATCTGGTGCCGTTCTCCCGGGAGATCTTCTCGTAACTCACCACCGGGATGTGTGGATGCCGCTTCCAGTGCTCCGCGAGCCCCAGGAAGTCCCGACGCGTTTTCTCTCTGAGCTTGGCCGGCACCACCAACAGAGGCCTCTCGGCCTCCATCGCCACCGGCACGAGAAACGAGATCAACGTCTTCCCGTCCCCGACCGGGATGGGCCCGAAGAGCCCCCCGATATCGTGGGCTTCCTGCAACGCCTTGGCCTGCACGGGGCGCAGCACCTGCTCTCCTTCTTGTATTTTCAGGTAGTCGGTGAGCGCGACCACCAGCTGCTCGACGTCCATCCCCTCGTAGATCTCCTCCTGCCAGATCCGTCGCGGAAGCTCGATTATCCGCTTCAACTCCGGAGTGTCGGAGATCTCCTCCTTGAAGCTGCGGCCCAGGCGGCGCCGCAGCTTCAGGAGCTTGTCCGGGGAGATGTCGGTCAAAGCGTTCACTACTTCTTCGCGGCGGCGATGATGGCGTCCGTGATCTTGAGCGCGAGATCCCCTACACTTTTTGCGTAATCGGGGGCGCTGTGAACGAAAAGCCTCGCTCCGATGATGCCGCTGGCGATGTTCCCGGCCATACGCAGGCGACCCGATACCTTGGTACCGGCACCATCGATGACTTTTCGTGCTTCCGCTGCCATCGCCGGGTCCATCGGCTTCTCGGACGGCTTGGCGTCAGCCTCGCCGGGAGGATTGACGGCCGGCGGCTTGCTCTGCACCTCTGCGGCGGTCTCGGCGGTGGCCGCTGCCGCCCCCTCCACCACGTCGGGGCTGGCCTCGGTGGTGGCAGACTTGGCCGCGCGCATCTTGGCCGCCATCGTAACCTCTTCTCCTCCACCCGTAGCTGGCGAAGGTGTCGCGGAGGGCGTTTCTGCTGCGGCGCGCTCTTCCTGTTGTTGCCTGGCTGCTCTCATCTTGTCTGCTGCACTTTGCTGTTCCATGTATCCTCTTATTTTTTCTTGTGGTGTCAGTTTGCAGTGGGTATCCAGGTAAGGACACCCCCCGAATGCTTCACAACCCGCGACCCGATACTCCAGGTCAATAGCCTTCCTCCCCATACGATGATGATCGAGCATCTCCCGGGAAACCGTTTCTATCCGGGCAAACTCCTCCATCACGTCTGAATGAAACGTCAAATCCATCAGACCGCTCGACGGATTGAACGACCCCGGCAAATACCCATCCATCTCTCGCAACGATTTTCCATCGGGTACCACGTAAACGGTTACCTTACGAGCTCCCGGATTGGTGGCGCTGGTCAGGTAGTATATCCAACTCAACTCCAGAAACAGCTTGTCGCGGTCCTCGGGGACAGGCTCGCAGACAATACCGGCTACAGCATACAAAATCGCCTGCACGTTGCTCTTCAATATGTGAGCGGGCTTGACCCATTTGAAGTTACCGGTGGTCTTGTGATCTATTATCCTGGTGAGATGAAGCTCCCGCTGAAACTGTTGCAGAAGATCCCACTTCCCCACGTAAATGGCTGTCTCGGTCTGAAACTTGAACCGCTTCTCCACGAGCCCCGCCCCCGGTGGTGGAAGGTACTTCAACCCCGGCACCACCATCTTCCCGTAGTCGGTGGAGGTATCGATGGGTGTCCCGCGCTCGAGCCAGTTCTCCAGCAACCCGTGGATGGCATCTCCCCTATCTGCATACTTATTACGAGGCTTTTTGATGCCGTCGAGCTTCTCCCACCCCCATTTTCTAGGGCAAAGCTGATAGGTATCGTGTTGTGTCGCGCTCAGCCAGTGCTTTTGCGCGGTAGCATCGAGCGGCATCTGGTCTCCTACTAGCACCGGTGAATTTGCGCTTACGTAAATAGCCTGTCAAGACACTTGCGCGAAAAAACGTCATCTGCCATCGTATACGTAGCCGCACACGCTAACGAGGCACTACAAAAAACAACGATAACAAGCAAAAGACATCCCCAGCCCATCTTGTGTGATCGATTCCTACTAGCGCAACCCCGGTCATCTCGATGGGCTCTTTTTTGTGTTACGCCCGGTAACACGCCACAAGGGGTGGTGTTTTTAATTTTCGTTAGCGAAAAATCTTGACGAGAGTTTTCTATACGCGTAATCCTGGTTGGTACCGCCGCGTAGGGGAGCCCTGTGATAATTTTCTCCGGTTGTGCCTGTGTCTCCAACTCCAGATTCGTCAACTACCAGGTAACGCTGCCTGACTTCGGCGCGCTGGTAGAGAAATTCCTCAAGAAAGACACATTCATACCGGCGGAATATAAGGAACAACTTCCACTTTTCATGTCGGCGGAGTACGCCGAAGCCGGCGTCCGGCGTTGCGCGGTAAACGTCCTGCGCAACCACTTTCTGGTGTTCGACGTCGACAAGGGTACCTGGAAAGATCTGGAGCCCACGCTCAAGCAGGTGGCACAGTACGGCTACATCCTCTATACGAGCTTCAGCCACGAGCCGCAGGGACAGCTGAAAGTCCGCATTATCGTGAAGTTATCCCGGTCCGTCGACATCACCGAGTGGCCGGCGTTCTTTGTGCGGGCGCTGTACTACTTCGGCCTGAACGGCATCGCGGACGAGAAGTGCGCCGACCCCTGCCACATGTTCTACCAGCCCGGTGGTGACCCGGCGCGATACAGCGTTTCCGGTGAAGATGGCCCCGGGCTGGGCGTGGACATGGTCCTCGGCCTGCCCCTCCCGGAAGGGATGAAAGAAAAACCGCTCGACAACTACGAGGAAAGCCTGTCGGAGGAAGACCGCGGCGAGATAACAGAGGGCCTGCGAGACTACTGGGACGCCAAATTACATAATCTCTGCGACGAGATACGCGACCGACCCTTCCCCGGCGAGCTCTACGACCTGAAGAGCCATGGCGTTTTTGGTATCGCTCGCGGCATCCCCCACCTCATCGAAGAGAAACGGGTGCGGGAGATGGTCATCGCGGCGCTCGACTACCGCTACAACCGCAACACCCACGACCCGGCGGTGCCGGCGTACCGCGAAAAAGCCATCGAGGAGGTGGAGGGTGCCATCGAGGACGGCAAGGGGCGCCCCTGGTACCCGCCGAAGATCGACGAGATAAAGAGCCGACCCCTGACCGAAATGGGGCTCGGAGAGCGGCTGCTCGATCGGCACAAGAAAGATCTGGCATGGGAGGAGACGTGGCAGAGGTGGTTGGTTTGGGAGGGGGCCTTCTGGAACCTCGAGGCCGGCCGCGCGCTGGTCCAGGAGCACATGAAAGAAACCGTGCGCTCCATCCCGGAAGAGGCTGACGCATTTCGACACGACCGGTGGATCGCCAAAAAAGAGTTTGAAAAATTAAATGAAGATCCTAACGTCAGTCCGGAAGTAATGGACCTGGCGGAGGAGAAGTACAAACGGCTCGACAAAATAATCGAGGAGATCCTGAAGTTCGCCAAGCAGAGCGAGACGCGCAACAAGGTCTCGGCCGGCGCCGCTCTCGCCGCCACCGACCGAGACATTCTCATTTCATATACCCAGCTGAACAGGGATCCGTGGGTGTTCAACTTCCTGAATGGTACGCTCGACCTTCGCACCGGGCAGCTGCGCGAGCACAACCGCAAGGACTACATCACGCGCCTCGCGCCGCACAAGTTCGACCCGAATGCCACCTGCCCGACCTTCGACCGATTCCTGTCCGAGTGCATGCAGGGTAACCGCGGTCTGGTGGATTTTATCTGGCGCTTGCTCGGCTACACCGCCGTAGGGGTGACCACGGAGCAGATCCTGGTCCTCAACATCGGTGAAGGCGCCAACGGTAAGACCACCTTCATGAACGCTATCATCGAGGCTTTCGGCATTGGTATCGGCGGTTACGCCTTCGCCGCCAACAGCAAAAATCTGCTCACCAACAAGGGTGCCGAGAAGCACGAGACGTGGCGGATGTCGTTCTTCGGCAAGAGGCTCGTGACCGCCCAGGAGGTGGAGGAGGGGAAGGCGCTCGCGGAGTCGCTGATCAAGGAACTCACCGGCAGCGACCCCATCACCGGCAGGAAGATGCGCGAGGACGAGTGGACCTACGTGCCCGAATATCAACTCTGGGTGAGCGCCAACCAGCTGCCGCACGTCCGCGGTACCGACGAGGGCATCTGGCGCCGGCTCAAGGTCATCCCGTGGAACGCCTCGTTTCGCGGCAAGGAGGACCGAGATCTCCCTCAGAAGCTCCGCCAGGAGATCCCGGGCATCTGGACCCGCATCGCGCGCGAGGCCGTCCTGTGGCGCGAGAAAGGTCTTCCCACCCCGGAGGCGGTGGAGATGGCGACCGAAGACTACCGCCGCGAGCAGGACCCTCTGCAGCCCTTCATCGACCAGTGGTTCATCGAGGGTCCGGAGCTTTTCGTACCGCGCGACATCGCCTGGGCGGCCTACCTCGAGTACGCGGAGGACAGCCGTAATAAGGTCTTCCATCAGCGCAAGAGGTTCTACGTCGCCATGCGCAAGCGATACCCGGACCACAAGCTGCACAGTGGCGTCAGAGGCTTTCTCGGACTCCGGATCAAGACCCCGCAGGAGAGGCACGAATCATCTCCGAAGGCCCGTCTCATAAAGGCCCAGCAAGGGGATCCGAATGACCCCGGAGATTTCAAGCTCAACTGAATTTAAAGCTGCCCGCGGCACTTGCGGCATGTATACATCGTTAATACGTTTGTGTGCCCGCGGCACTTGCGCGGCACTTGCGCGGCACTTGCGCGGCAGGTACTTCTACAACAATTTCACTAGGTTATCTAATTGCGACACATGCGGCACGTTCCTTATACACGGTAATTTAAATTGAATTTCGAAGATCAAATTTTGTGAAGAGCTGAAATTGATGTGCCGCATGTGCCGCAATTAGATAAACGTATGTTATTACAAAATAAAGACCTGCCGCGCAAGTGCCGCGCAAGTGCCGCGCAAGTGCCGCGGCGTGGCACTTGCGGCACGTAAGAAAATACTTACATGGGTTTCGCGGCACATGCGGCACGTAAATGGTGAATAGGTGCTCAAAAACCAGAGTCCGTCTTAAGTAGAGCCTTAATTTACAGTAATGTTGAAAACCGGAGGGTCAAAATGAGGGTAAAAATGGTGGTGATGGTGGTCGCCCTGGCGGCGTGCTCGCACGGGCCGATCTTCGTGGGTCCACACCCGGATGGCGGCACCGACGATGCGGGGATGGAGGATGGGGCGGTCGCGCGCGACGATGGTGCCACCGGTGGTGCCGGCGGGGCCGGGGAGGGCGGCGGCAACGGTGGAGAGGACGCGGCGATCGAGCGCGGCGATTCCTCCACCGCGGGTACCGCCGGCGGGACCGGGGGAGCCGGTGGTACCGGCGGAGAACACGAGCTCGACGGGGGGAGAGACGCTGATCTACCGGATGCGGGCTCGGACGGCGGGACCGATGCCGGGGACGCGGCGGTCGAGGATGCGGGACCGGATGCGGGACCGGACGCGCAGGAAGAAGAGGCCCAGTGCCGGGAGTGCGTCGGCGTCGATCAGGGGGATTGTCCGGACGGGTACTGGTGTTTCCAGACCGCTTTCACGGGGTCGTTGCACTACTGTTCGGAGACGAAAGCGGCGGCAGGAGAGGAATGTAGCCACGTCGATCTCACCACGACACCCAGATTACCCGGGCATCCGGCGACACCTTACCAGTGCATCCCGTGGGGCTCGTGCGAGGAGTGGCGGCAGGAACATGGACTGTAAGCGCGTCTCGCGCTACAGTTGCCCTGTCACAGTGGTTTTCCGCCCCCTCCCCCGGACAGAAGAGGGCGCGGGTTCCGGTACAGAAGGCCCCGTACTCGAGCGGTGTGCGGGGCCTTCGCTTTTGTGGTAGGCTGCAGGCTCTACGGTTTTGTGATTGTCGCAGCGGCTCCTCCGTATGGTGCGGGGGAGCCGTTTTTGCTATGGAGGAGGTGACCCGTGCCGGCCGTGGTGGTCGGGTACATCCCCAATCCCGGAACACTGATACGGTCGGCACAGGGTGGGGTTAACGCTGTCGTCCTCTCATCTTCAACGTCTGCATCCCGATGCGCGGGTTGGGCCGGGGGTACTTGTGCGGGATGTTGTTGACCAACTCCTGGGCTTCTTTCCACCAGATGACCTCAAGCGAGATGTCCTCGAAGCTGCCCTTGAAGCTCTCGGGGTATCCTTCTGCACCGTAATCCGGAGCTAGATCCTCCCATGCTTTCTGCCAGGCTTCGTCGAGCTTCAGGGTGGCAGCGGTGAACTCCTGCAGGGCCGCGACGAACTCCCGGGTCGCTCTGGTGGGTATTCTCTTTGAAGGTGGCATCTCTTTCTCCTGACCTGTGAGGGTTATTATTCGCCGCTCAGCAACCCCATGTCGAGCAGGCTCGCGTACTCGCCGGGGTCGTCGGTGACGACCAGCGAGTCGAGGAAGGTAAGACCCAGAAGCTCGGAGGCCCTTTTCAGGCTCCGCGACAGCGCAACGTCTTCCGGGCTTGGGGTGGTCTCGTTGCTCGGGTGGTTGTGCGCAACGAAGAATGCCACCGACCCGGCGAGCAGCACTGCCTGGAAGACGATGGACTTGTCGACCACGGAGGAGTTGCGCCCGCCGATGAAGGGCACCGCCACCGCGATGGGCACGTTCTTGTTGTTCAGGCACACCACCATGAAGTGTTCACCAGGTCTGCCGGCGAAAGGCACCGCCTCGTGGATAAACTCGTTGGCGGCTTTCGACGAGACGATCTTCGGGACCTCTTCGTCGCTCTCGGGCATCTCGACGCAGGGTTCGATCCGCATCCAGGCATACTTGTACCGGCGCGACGTGCAGACCTTCCGGCGCCGCCGGCGCACGGCCTCGAGGCCTCCCAGGTAGATCTGCTCACGTTGTTGAGGATATGGTCGCATCAGTACTCCCCCGGATCGAACCAGTCGAGGTTGAACTTCTTCAACCACGCGTCCGCGACATCGTAGTCGACGTCTACGGGTTTTCCGTTTTCGTATACTTGCTCCCCGAAGAAGGAGTGCGCCAACTTTCTAGCTTTCCGCCGGGGCAACACGATCATCGCCGCCGCGTCGGCAGGATCATATGGCCAACCCAGCTTGAAGTGCTCCTTCGGACGCAGGACGCGTTCGAGCATCTCCAACCGCTCCAGGCGGCGCACAGCCACGTTGTGCGTGGCCTTGTCGTAGAGGTCGCCCCGGTCTTCGGCCCACTCCCGGATCTGAGCCAACACCGCCCCACGCCACGCGGCGCGTGTCTTGATCCATTTCTTGGAGGGGAGGAAGGGCATCAGTCGATGTACTGCGCCATGCGTTTGATGATGTTGTAGTCCGCGAGGTCCAGGCCCTGGGGGCCGAGTATCTCGTCGATGTCCTGGCTGTTCTGCAGGAACATCTCCCCGATGTGCCGGGAACCCCGGTAGATCTCCAACCCCACGTAGCCGAGTCGCCAGTTCTTGCTCAGGATGAAGGTCTCTTCGCCTTCTCGGTAGACCTCGACGTCGTCGGAGTAGCCGGCTCCGATGTGGACGCGGTGGTTTCCTGTTCGATCTCTGAAGAGAACGACCAGGCCGGGGTTGTAGCGACCGGCTTCTCGTTGTTCTTCGTAGGTCTCTTTTTCGATTGTGAATCCGACGCGCCTCATGGTCAGGCCCTTTCGATGTCGTACAGGCTCACACCCATCGGTCCGTGGTCGTCCCAGTCCACGTAGACGAGGCCTCCACCCGGGCCGCGCATGAAGGACATCTGGCCGCGGGGGCCGGCGATGGTGGTAACCTCGCCTTCTTCTCCTTCGGCAGGAGGGTTGGAGTACAGCTGCAGGCTCGCCGGGTTGGGGGTGAAGCGGACGCGGGTACCGACGCGAGGCGGGCGCTTGTAGCGGTGACCCCCGAGTCCATCGAGAGATACCTCGGAGCCGTCCCGGTAGTAGACGCGGATCTTATCCTGCCAGGCGGGAGACAACCGGGTCTTCAGTTGTTGCACGTACTTTTTTGCTTCTTCCAGAGTCAGGTGGGGGCGCCGGTACGTTCCTTCGACACCCAGGACCGAGACGGTGTAGTTTCGCTCCACGTTCTCAAGTCCGTCGAGCTCCTCGACCCGGTACGACTCGTAGTACTGGGGGATCGCCATCTGCTTACGGACCCAGGCGCGTACCTTGGCTTTTGCTTCTTCTCCGTCTTCAGCCTGGACCTCACGCACGCCAGCATAGGATCCGGCGACCCAATGGACCTTGAACCACCGGGAGTCTTCATCTCCGAGACCGTCGGGCGCGGAGTACATTATCGTCGGAGGGGCGATGTCGTCGAAGTGTACCGGAGGAGCCGGTCGTCCTTTCTGTCGAGCGTACCTGGGGTCCAGTTCGATGTTCGCCGGGTTGATCATCTTGGTGCCCCAGTCCTCGTCGCTCCATTCGACCACGGGCCAGGGGCGCCCTGCCATCTTCTTGAAACCCACCACCTGGCCGTTGATGGGGGCGCCGGCATACATACCGATCGACCGCAGGAACTTCCCGGTGTGGCGAACGATGTCTCCTTGTTTGAATTCAGGCATGGCGTCTCCTCATCTTCTCATATCTCTTGAGCGTTTTCACGAAAGCCCGGTTGGAAAGCGGAGGCATCATTGTCCCCCGGCGCCGGGAGCGTATCTTGTGGATAGCTTCGCTGGCGGAGGCGCCGTCCATCATCAGCGACAGGGCCACGATCAGAGCCGACCGGTTGATTCCCTGGGCGCAGGTGACCAGCACCTTCTGCCCGCGCCGGCGGAGGAGACGCACGGCTCGCGCGGTGTAGATGGCCGTCTTCACCTCGTCCGGGGTGGGGACGGCGTCGTCCAGAGGAGCGTGGATCACCTGGCAGTTCAGAGGGATGTCCTGGAGCTCCTCGGCAGCGAGGACCACCGTGTCGAACGGCCCGCAGGACTTTGGGGCGCCTCCGAGATACAGGTTATGCGTGATGCGATCGGCGTCCACGGTTACGTACTCTTTGCATGATGATCTGTGCCCTTCTTGAAGGACGTTTTGTCAGGAAGCCAGCACCGCGAGCAAGATGGCGCGGGACCGGGGTACAGAACTGGTCGCTGGTCGCGTCGACCGTACACCCGGAGGAATGGACCAGGTACCAGTGGGTATCGCCGGCGTGTTGAACACGGCGAGGCACCCATCCGGCCTTCTTACCCCCCAGCAGGTGGTAGAGCGCCTCGGAGGCCACGTAGCAGTGGCCGGCGGATCGAACAGGGTGTCCCCGATATTTCGGGCGCCGAAGCTCCTCGGATAATGCTCTGCGTACAGCAAATACAAGTCGACGCACGGAAGAGGGACATCCTCGTATGTACTGGCCTAGCATCTTGTATTCAACGTTTGCTGGATCGTCGTAACAACCCTTCGCGCTCGAGCTTGCGAAGATCTTCCACCGTGAAGTCCCGGATGTATTTGGTGCGGTAACCGCCCAGCTTGTAGTCCGCGAGGCCTGCGAGGAAGATGAGAGTCTCGTCCGGTTCACCTTCGGACCAGATCAGAAAGACGTCGATTTTGGGGTTACGGGGTTTTAGACCCAGGAGACGCTGCACGCGGGGGTGAAGTTTCCAGACCGAGTCTGCGGACCAATCTGCGCCTCCGGTCATTTGAGGTGCGCCGAGAAGCTTGAACTGCTCCGCCAGGTGGTAGTCCACGTCTTCGTAATCGTCGAAATCAACTACACCGGGCAGCAGGTGGTTCAGTATGTCTCTGACTTTCATCGTAACCTCTTCGGTTATCGTTTCTTTGACCGATAGCTTACCACCGGTCCCACTTTTCGCAGCAGGGCGGCGTTCTGCCAGCGGAAGGTGCTCGAAGGGGATGTCAATCTGGAAGGTAATACCCAGACAGGACGCCCTTCGGGGCTCGGTTTGAGCTCGCCATCCCATTTCAGCACCTGGAAGGCGTGGACCACTTTCCTGCCGTCCCGGAAGACCCCCAGCGGTTTCATCTTCTTGATGGTGAGCCCGGTCTCTTCCTTGAACTCCCGGCGCACGGTCATCCCCGGGGAGCCGTCGTAGCGTTCCCGCATGCCCCCCGGGAAGTTGATGTTGTTGAGGTTGGTGCCGCGGGTCAACCCCAGCACCCGACCATCAGGCCGTTGTGTAACGGCCACTGCAGCATGCCAGGTCATTTGCGAGTAGTGAAATAGAGGATGAGTCCCCCGGCCACCAGAGCAGCTACGCCCAGAAGAACGACCCCCGACATCTCTTCACCAATTTCTTCGGATGTGGGAATGTCCGGAATGTCCGGGAGAACCGGTACGTCGGGTAGTACGTCAGCAATAATACCACCGGGCTTGATGAAAGGGACGCGCGACACGTCCGCGCCTTCTACCTCGGCTTTTCTGCGGAGAAAGGCGAACTCCTTCACCCATCCATCGATGGCGGTGAACTCGAACACCTGGGCGATGCGGTTGTTTTTCAGGTCCAGATAGTAATCGTTGTAGGCTCGGTACCGCGGGTAGAACATCTTGTACAGCTTGGGGTGATGTTGAACGGCGCCTCCCAGCTTACCGAAGGCCCGGTAGAGCTTCCGCGCCCGGTCCATTGTTTTCTGAGGGGTGAGTAGCTCGAGGCTCATACGTTCACCTTTGAGAGCAGTTTGATGGCAACGCTTGCCCCCAGAAGAGCCAGAGCGGCCATCACACCTTTGGAGGCTCGATCATAGGTCAGGTCGATAACTTCTTTTTCGGTAAGGTCGGCCCGCATAATGGCGGGGTGTCCTACGTAGCCGGCGGTCATGAGAGTGCCGGCACCGGCACCGAAGAGAAATCCGGGAAGACCTGCGAAATCGGGGTTCCTCCCCTTCAAAGTCCATAGACACTTTTTTGCGCCTATTTTCTTCTTACCTTTTGAAGTGAGTATCAGGTATTTTGCTTTTTCTTCTGGATATACTAATCCTTCGTTGGCGAGCTTTTTGGCTTCTTTGAGTTCTTTGCCTTCGAGGTAATCCCAGTTGTAGGTCATCTCGCAGGCTTCATTCAGCAGGGGAGCCTGAAGCTCTGAGAGAGTGCGCCTCTCGATCCGACGTTGCTTGTTCACGGTGGAGGCGGCGATGCGCTTGCAGGTATTCAGCGACCTCTTTTTTCGACCGGTACGGCAGCTCTCGAGGATGTGCTCGTACTGGCGTTCGTCTTTTGCGGACCAGGCGGCGGGCATGGCTTACCATTTGGTTACGGAGCTTGTTTGTGCTCCGGTTGAAAAATCGAGCATGAACTTCCCGTGCTCAACAAAACGCCAGAAGACGTCTGCGTCATTTACGTCTTCTTGTACTGAGGGATCGGTACACCAGCTGCATCCTAAGCCGGTCACGTCGGGCCGGGTCCACCAGTTCACCTGGGCAGACCCGGAAGCGTAAGAGGTGTCGCTGGTACCGAAGGCGTTCAGGTTCCAGGCCAGTGCCGAGATGAAACCAAAGTCGAATAGATCTTGTCCGGAGGGGTTACTGTTGTCGATGATACCCACGCCGGCCAGATTGACGCCGTAGGTTTCTCGGTGGGCCATTAATTTTTCACCGCGAGCGTGCCATTCGTCTTTATCTTCGTATCCTGGAGTCCAGACGGTGGTATTTATAGGGAAGGATTCAAGTAGAACGTAGTCGTACCCGCCTAGGTGCGATTCGTGTAATGAGGGATTCCAGGTGGAGTTGGGGTAAGAGGGGTCGTCGGCTGTACCCAGGATGTGGTCGCTGTTCCAGGCGTTGGCGAAGACCACGTTGCAGTAGGCCTTGTTGTGGATGTAGTCGATACGCTCGTTGAAAGCGTCTCGACCGTTGGTGGCCGGCGTGCCGTAGTCGTAACCAGCTGAATCGACAAAAATACCGTATACTGCCAGGTCAAACCATTGGTCTACTTTGGTTTTAAAGTCAGCGATGGCCTCGGTGGCGGCGACGTATCCGAAGAGTTTGATGTTGGGTCGGAGCTCTTTAAGTCGCGGGATGATGATGAGCGTGTTGGCGTAGTCGGGGTGTGTGGGGTCGGCCACGCCGTTGCCGAAGACCACGATCTCGTACTTACTCATTTCCTGGGCGACCTTTTCGTTGTTCCAGCCGCAAGTCGCACTATTGAACGAGTTAGGATAACCGTAGTAAATCAAAAGGTCTTGGGGTTTGCGGTAAGGTTCTGTTTGGACATCCCCCGTAGTTTTGAATAAAGGCGAAGCCACTTCCACTAGACCAGGGGAGGAAAAGTCATAGGCCCAGAATTTCTTTTTACCGGGCGATTGATAAGAAACCCAACCGGTGTTGTAGCCCAGGTAATCCGCGGGGGTTTTCGGAGGCGTATATTCAGCACAGAAGGCGGCGACTGCTGTAGCTTCATCTACAGCTTCGCGGAACTCCTCAACGCGAATCTTTCCGGTTCCTTGAGGTATGATGGCTACAATCATCAAACGCCCCTAATGAAAAGCTCGATGGCGGTTTTTTTCATGTCACCTCCGGAACCTACAGCGTCGTATTCAACGGCGAGCAGATCACCGACAGCCACCGCCACGTTCAGACCTGTGCTGGCTCCGCTGCTGGGTGGGCCGCTTCCGGAGACCGTGATGGTTTTTACCACTAGGCCGTTTTTCCAAACCTTGAGTACAGCGTTGGTGATGGGGCTGTTTTCAGCTATCCAGGCAAGAGCCTCGATGGTGCCACTGACGGGGGAGACCAGTTGGCTTTCAGAGTCGAGGGAGCTGAACTTACCACCGTTGGCATCTCCATGGGGTTGGAAGTATTTACCAACATCCCCGCTTCCCATGGACGCTCCGAAACCAAATTCAACTCCAGTGTTGCCGAGTAGGTTGCTCAGGAACGTGTACTTCTTCGCGAACGAAGCAGCACTGTCGTCTATGAGTACACGATCACCGGAGGCCGGGGTTGCTTTTTGGGCAACTCCTCCTGTGTTGAACTGGTCTAGCCAATCAGGAGTTAATTTCATTATTCTTCGATAAGGTTAAGGAGCATTTTGTCCAGGGTTATGTCAGGGGTTGCGCCGGTAACTGAGACGAACACCTCGATGTAATCGTTTTGGGTGAGGGTAATGGGGAGAATGAGAGGGGCTGCTCCTACGTCGTTTGCGGTTCCTATTTTTCGAGTTATTTCGCTTGCGGCTACTGCGACTCCGTTTTTTGCGAAGTACATGCTTAGGACGACGTTACCTACGGAGGATTTTGTGGATATCGCTGCGGTCGCCTGAAAGAATTTCTGTACCGCGCCGGTATAGGTAAGCCTTCCGTTGGTGTGGGTGAAGTTGTCGGCACGTAAGGAGGTGGTGGTTCCGGAGGCTTTCACCGGAGTTGCGTCCACTGAAAGGGTGGCCGCGGGTGCGGAGATGTAGAGAGCGCCTCCGCTTCGAGCCAAAGAAAGACGAGATAGCTCTGCGTATTTCCTTGCACCACTTGCCGCGCTGTCCCCAATGAGGACGAGGTCGCCCGCTACCGGCGTTACTTTCTGAGGAACGTCGGTGAACGGGCCAAGCCATCTCGGGGAATTTTTCGACACTCGTCACTAGATTTCGTATTCGACGATGACGACGTCACCCGCAGTCCAATCCATGTTGGCGGCGGGTTGAAGGTTGGGGGAACCGTCGGTTCCGTCCGAGTTGATCTTCACCCGTTTGGGGGTGGTGGCGAAGTCGTCCAGGTCGAAGTCGGGCGTGGCTCCGGTGCCACCGACCGAGTCGTAGTTTACCTGCTGGGGGCCTCCGACCGGGGTAACGCTGACGCAGCCCTTGTTCACCGGGTCGTTGGCCAGGCTGAAGTATCCGGCGGTAATATCCCCGGCAGCGATGGTGATCATCTCCTGAATCTTCTGTTCGGTCGCGGCACCGGCCAGAAGTTCTGCTCTGGTGACGCGGCGGTGGCCCCCGGCGTCCTGGTCGTAGATGGCGAGTTGGTCATCGTCGGCAACTGCGGAACCATCAGTTAGGTCAGTGATGTCCAGGGACAGCTTGGTACCGCTGCCTCCGTTCAGACCGCCGTTGGTGAGAAGCGACGACGAGTTGATCTTGTTCTCGTCGATGCCGTCATCCTTGACGCGGAGGTTTCCGCTACTGCCTGCGCCGTCGCCTTCGAGGGTTACGTCATCCTTCTTAATCCACTTCGCGTCCTGTTTTGACATGTCTTTCTCCTGTTACCGGCTACGCCGGGTAAATCACACGCACCTCATCTCCACTGGAAAGGATTGTGTCTATTCCTCCCGATGGGTTGGCTCCTCCTACGAACGCACCTCCTCCTGGAGCACTGCTCGTGGGGGAAACACAAATGTAATAACCGGGCGCGGAACCTCCCGCCACTTCACGCACGGTATAGTCTTTGGTGTACATCTGAGGGAGGCCTTCTTCCGGAAAGAGACTGAGGCCTCCGACGGGGACCGGGTCGTTGTTGAGAGGTCCGACTACTTTGTTGGTGGTATCGCTGTAGGTGTATTGCTCGCCATAGGTGATGCCGGTTCCGGAAGGAGCGTTTACCTGGTCCCAGTTGGCCGCACCCGGAGTATTGTCAACGAGAATGAAGACGCGAGGAGGGCCTGCGGCTTCGTTTATCCAGTGCCACCCCTGGATGTACCCTTGGGTGGCGTCGTCGTTGACGGTCGGGTCGACGTTGGTGACGGTGGTGCCTGGGCCTGAGCTACCCTCGGAAACAAAAACACCGGCCTGTGCGTAAACGCCGTTCATGCGATGACGCCTTCGATCTGGTAGGTGATCTCCGGAACCGTTACTTTCTGTAACGTGATGGGGGTCGCGGACAGGGCAACCACGAGCCCGTTATTGAATTTCCTTCCACCAAAAGCAGGTGTGTAGCTGACCATGCGCTGGGGCGGCGCGGTGAACTCCACGAGAGGGAAAGCTCCGTCGTTTGGTATCTTATCCCTGTCGAACAACATGATGTACTGTTCGGATATGAGGTTCAGGTGGTTGAAGGAGATCAGGTGTACCTTGACCGGCTTCGGGTAAGCGATATTGGCTATCACCGGTTGTTTCGTGCGGTAATACCAAAGGTCTCCGGGTTTCAACGGCATAGGCTCCTCATCTCTCCAGGGTATGTACGGTATCCACCGTGACCCTGTACCTGGCCAGGCCCAGTTGTGGATCTAGCTCGATGGTCAACGTGGGGGACTCGATAATGGGCACCCTTAACTTCGCGCCGGCGGCCTCCATGTTGAAGGGAGTGAATGTGACGGAGGAGATCATGTAGTCCTTGACCTCTCCGGTGAGAGAGTCTCGTAGTTGTAAACGGAAGGAGGTGGTCGCGGTATCGTGCGACACGTCGAAGATCCAGCGGGTGGAGTTCCGCTGGGCCCCCGACGTGTCGACAGAAACGCCCGCGTCCGGGCTTGAGATACGCCCGAGAAGACAGACGATGTTGATAGCGGCCACACTCTATTCTCGAGAGCGCGGGGTTAGTTGATGACGCTGTGCGACCAATCAACCTGGATGAGGTAGCGCAGGGGTTCTGCGATTTTCACCAGGAGCTGGTGAAGCCAAACCTCGACCGTTGTTCGTCGGGATCTTCGGATCCTACTTCAACCTCTCCCCATACTCCTTGGGGATGGAAGTCCAGGCTGTACGGCGACAGGATCACCTGCGGGTAGTAGTAGAGCCGCGGGGTGCTGGCCGCGAATCTCTGAACGTGCGGAGAGATGATACCGGCGGGAACCTTGACCGTCATCTTCAGGATGGTGTCGTCGGTCTGGCGCGGGATCTCCTCGTAGATCTCGACCAGAGCGGAGATCTTGCGGTTGCCCTTCCGGGCACCGCCGCTGTTCTGGGCCTCGTTGTAGTACGTCTGTTCCATGATTTCCGGAACGGGGGCGCCGTTGTTGCTCACGAACGAGACGATCCGGTCCCTGCCGATCGGACAGAGATATTTTGCGTTGGTTTCGGGCATGTCTTTCTCCTACAGGGGAAAAATGGGTGCTGCTCAGGCTCCTTGACCGAGAAGGGATGCTCCTCGGCTTTGGGCCACTAACTCCTTGAACTGTCCCGGACCTACCGGGTTGACGGTGGTGGTGCCAACGGGGTCGTCCGGGTAACGCATGGCCAGGCCACCCGGGTTCACGTAGACGACGGGCACCCAGTACTTGGGGTTGCGCCCTTTGCACTTCGCGCCGAAGTCCGAGCAGATGTACGCGCGCCGGCCTCGTCGCCTGGCGTACAGCTGTGCGGTCTTCACGGCCTCGAGGTAGTTCTGGCGAAGAGGCCGTGGGTGAAACTCGCGCGGGAAGGGGGTGTGGCTGACGACGTAGTTGGACCTGCCGACCAGTTTGGGCTTACCACAATGGTTGTAGACGATGTGCTGTCCGTCGGGTCTCACCTCTGCGATGGGGGTGGCATCAGGATAGCCGTGGAGCTCACCCGGTCGTCGTTGAGGAAAACGTGGGGAGGGGGGACATCCCTTGCAGACCTTACAGGGAACGCCGCCGCGCGCTCCGGAGCCGGCGCGCTCCCACCGGACCACCCGGAAGGGCTTTCCCTGGAGCGTGCAGAGCGTCTTGCACTCCCGGAGGGCGGCGTCGAGGTTGTTGAACCGGTCCAGGAACTTCGGAGCATCGTAGGCGGGCTGCACCACCTGGTAGGGACGTTCGTCTCCTTGACGCCCGTAATCGTCGATCGAGAACTGGGCGTATGCCGAGTTGTCGCGAGCAGATGTTAGATTTGGCATCGGCCCTCCTGGTTCAACCGGTGATGAGCTTCTTGGCGGTGGCGGCCGCGCTGTCCGCGATGCTCTGAGAGGCCTTGGCGATACTCGCCATCTTACGCCGGACCTGCATGCCGCGGAGGTTGTTGTAGTAGACGGAGATGCCCGGCTTGCCTTTTTCACACCGGGCGTGAAGAAGGATGCGAGAGTAGCCGTGTTTCACCTCCACCCGCTTGAGCTTGGGGTTGGACTCGTCGAAGCCCTCGCCGCACTGCCAGCAGACGTGCCGGCCACCTTTCATAGCCACCGCCACCAGCGCCCCGTCGAAAGGGCTGTTGATGAGGTCCAGGTCGTCCATGTGAACGGCGCCCTGAGCCAGCTTTTCGTCTTCGTCTCGGAAGAAAAACTGCGTCATGTTACCTCCGCGTGAAGTGACCGTGGACCCAGAGAGGAGTTGCTCCGTTGGGTAACAGTTCGGCGGTGATCTGGTGGGGGTTGGTCACGTTGGCCGGGATCAAGTAGGAGGGGTAGATGCCGCCGCCCAGCGGGATACGATATATCGAGTAAACGCTCATGGGGTCGTGAACGAAGTTGGGAAGCGATCCGGGAATGTTGAGATTTACCCGGTGGTTGGGGATGATGTCCACGCCGTTCTCGTCCTCGAAGGCAAGGCTGATGGTGTTGCCTCCGTCGTCTGTTGCTTCCGGCATGAAGGCCAGCGACACCTCGTCGATACGATTTTCTTCGAAAACGTGAATGACTTCTTTTTCTCCGTCCTCGATTTTGATGGGAACGCCTTCGGTGATGCCGTCCGGACTGTCCTGCCCGATGAAGCGGGTTTCCGGTTCGATGACGGTTCCGCGGCCCACCCGGTAGTAGTAACCCCATACCTGGGGCCCGAGCGGATAGGCATCGGCAGCCGAAGCGATCTCTGCTCTAAGGCGCAAGGTGACGTCGCCGCGCACCGTGTAGCCGTCCAGGATCTTGATGGCAGCGGCGTTCGGGATGGCACCGAAGGTACGGGCGATGGTGCCGCCCCAGACGAGTTCCGGGCTGGCGGGATCGCTGTCCAGATAGGCCTCGAGATTGTAGACCTCGCTCAGGTTGGCGCCGGGCTTCAGCCAGAGGTGCAGCTGGTAATAGGCCTGTGTGCCTCTCGGCGTCTTGGGAAGAGCCTTGTCCGGCGGCGTGAAAATGGTCAACGGGAACTGAGGTTCGGCGGGGAGAGGTGCGTGGACCGGCAGAATCATCCCACCGAATAGAGGCATTCGCTGTGAAGGCATGTCTTCCTCACTCGAAGGTTAATCGTTACAGCGCCTCCGAAGGGAGGCGATGGTCTTATACTGCACGGTACGCTTGCTCGCGTCGGGATTCAAGAGTTTAGCCGCTCTTTACGTTATGTAGCCGCGCCCGAAGCGGTGGTCCCGGCGAAAGAAAACGGCAACGGTGCCCGGCGGAAGGAGTCGTCGCGCACCGTCGGCGGTACCGGGTGACGGCAGAAAAACGTCACGGTGTTGATCTCGGTGGTGGACGGCGCGGTATCGGTGTTCCGCGTTAGCCATGTTGCCCCCGTGCCGCATAGGCACTTCCGGCAAAATACCGGATCTTTCCACTATTTTCAAGGGGTGTCCGGGGGGTTCGGCGCGGTTGGAGCCGGGTTATACGGCCTATTCTTGCCAAATAAAAAACGTTGGCGAGCAATCTTCTTGCCACGGACGTTTTTTTCTGGCATTCGTTTCATGTGCAACCGGTGTTGGAGGACTTTCAGCTGTATATAGCGTCTATCCGTTCGGCGGCGACTGCGGACAGATACGTTTATTCGGCGGATAAGTTCCTCCAGTGGCTCAAGGAGAGCGGATACAGCCTGGCGATGGCACCTCGAGCGGCGGTGAAGGACTACTGCGCGCGGATGGTCCAGGCAGGTTACCTTCCTTCGACAATTAATCAGCAAATGGCCGGGGTGAAACGGTTTATTGATTGGAGCCGAATGAAGGACATGGAGGTTCCCGACTTCTACCCGCCTGAGCTTCCGAAGATTAATACCAAAATAAAAGACATCCTCTCCCCCCAGCTTTTTCAAGAGTACTTCCGGTTGGGCGGCGAGCTCAAAGAGCCTTCAAGGACTGCGGTGTTGCTGCTGCCGTGCTCCGGGCTCCGCGCGCAGGAACTGGTTTCGTTACCGCTTAATTGTCTGCGAAGGACAGACCTTCAACTCAGTGAAGGAGTTCAAAAACAAACACTTACGGTGATCGTCCGGAGTAAGGGTGGCAACGAGAAACTCGTTCCGTTACTCGACGAGGGGGTGGAGGTGGTGATGGCATTCCTCAAGGGGTGGCGCCGGAAGCACAAGGACACGAAGTGGTTGTTCCCTGGCATCGATGGCCATCTGTCCGATCGGACGCTTCGGGCAAAAGTTCAAAAGATCCGACAACCTCTGGGAATGCGGTTCACCCCGCACACCATGAGGCGCACCTACTTGACCTCTCTCTACCGGAAGGGCGTGGATCCTGTTGTTTTGGCGAAGATAGCCGGGCACAAGGACGTGAAGACGTTGGTAAACCACTACCTCTTCCTGGACGAACACGATTTGGCAGGCGCCGTTCATCGAAGCGGCGGCACTCTCATGTGAGGAGAAGACGATGGCAGCCAGAAAATCTGGTAAAAACGCAGGAAATCCAGCAGTTGATGATGTAACGAAGAACCTCGAAACGGGGAAGTCGACCTCCGATGCGGAGCGGCTGGATACCGCGGCGACCGCCGGTGGCGCAGTCGACGTTACTACCCCGCCGGTGAACCCGGAACCCAATCCACCGACGGTGGAGACGACCCCGGCGCAGCCGGCACCTGCTGATGATCCGCAACCTGATGCTCCTCCGGGCCCGGACGATATACCACCGGGTATCACGGATCTCGCGAATCGAATAAGTAACGCCCAGGCGGCTCCGCCGGCCGAGAGTCGGCAACAGGCACGCGACCGGCAGGAGCGCGACCGGCAGTCTCGCACCACGCAGTCACCCAGTACGAAGAAGCTGGGACCGCTGGGAGAGAAGGTTCCCGGAGCGGAGCATTTGAAGATCCACCTCCGCCAGGCCAACGGTGCCAAGTCGCTCATCGGGATCTACAACATCAACGATTTCGCTTCCAATCAGAACGTCGAGACGTTTATCTACCAGCACATCAAACCGTCCAAGGGTCCCGGTATTTACGAGGTGACGCTGGTGGACGCCTTCGGGCGCGAGTACGACGCGGGCACCGTCACCATCGATGATCCGGTCAACCCCACCGCGGTGGAAACGGCTCCGGGCACCAACTCCATGGATCTGGTAAAGACCCTCGTTTCGCAACAGCAACAGCAGCTGCAAGAGGCGCTCTCACGGTTGCGCACCACACCGGAAAAGGATCCTGTTTCGACGCTCAAGGACATATGGGAATTGCAGAAGGAGGTGGCGGGAGGTGAGGGCGACGAGGGGAAGGGAACGCTCGCCGCCATCATTCAGTCGCAGGGGCAGCAGACCCAGGCCTTCATGCAGATGTTCATGGAGATGCAGGCTAAATCCGACGATCGGATGGCCACCATGATGGCCGCCTCCAAGGGTACTGATCCGGTGATGCTCGCGCTGTTGACCACCATCCTTGAGGACAGAAAAGGGGGAGGCGACAAGATGCCCCCGATGCCAGCGCCGGCGGATCCCGTGCAGAATCTCAAGGGTATGGCGGAGATAGTGGCGCTTCTTCGTCCGGAAAAAAGCGATACGGACAACAAACTTTTGCAACACCTTCTCGAGGAACGTATGTCACCGCGAGATCTCATCGAACTGGTAAAGAGTGGTCACGGTACCGACGACTTCAAGAAAGCATTCGAGAACTGGCAGGTGATGATGACCGCGGTGCAGACGTTGCGGCAGCAGAGCGAGGGAGGAGTGGGTGCCACCAGTTTCTGGGATGCGTGTGCGGCGTTGGTCAGCAACCGCGACTTCGCGAGCTCGATGGCTGGTGTCATTCGTGCTAAGACTTCTGCCAATCCGCAGCAGAGGGTGCTTCCGCAAGTTCAGCAACATCAGCAGCTGCCACCGGGCAGTGACGCGGCGATGGAGGCAGAGGTCATCGACTTCGAGCGCCGGGCATCTGCTCTTCGTACCAGGCGTCTCGATCTGGCCCGGCGCAGGGTGGACGCCGAAAGGCAACTTCAGGAGGAGAGCGAGGCGCTGCAGCAGGAGATCGACCGCAATCCCAACCAGCACAAGCCGGTGGTGGCGGCAGCACCACCGCCGATTCCGGATCAACAGCCCGGCGCAGAGGAAGCTCCGGTAGCAACACCGGGACAGGAGGCGGCGGTTCAGCGGGTTCAAAAACGCACCGGCGGTCGTATTCCTCCGCTTCCGCCTGATATTGCGGAACATCTCAACGGGTTGCTCGCGGCAACAGAGGATGGCGACCTGGTGGAAGCGATGTTCGAGTTGCTGTTTTATTTGGCAGGACTTGACCACTGGGACCAGTTTGCAAGGGCGGTTCTGGCCACCATAAAGAACAACGACAAGAAGCAGACCATCGAGTTCCTCGACGCGTTTTTCGCGGGGCTCGAGGAGATAAACCTCACCGACAAGAGCTTGCGCGACCGTGTATTACTGGTCTTCGACCGGCATTTCGCGGACATCGTGACGCATGCTCAAAGCCAGGGAGCGCAGCCGCCCGCGGAGCCCGAAGATGAAGGTGAAGAAGAGTATGACGACGATGAGGACGACGAACTGACACAAGGCGAAGAAGAAAATCTGCCACCTCCGACGGGATAGGGTATTGAACCCGGTGCAATCCGGGCGTAATCTGAACGCACCATGCTCGGCAATCTCGCGCTGGGGCTGTTCAGCATCGCGCTCGGATTGAACCAGATATCCAGCGGCGTAAAGCGTATAAAAAACGGGAACCCCGCGCGTCCGCGTCCTCGCCGGCGACCGCGGCGCGGGAGTAAAAGAGGGATGGGGTCGGTTCTCACCTCCACGCAGGTGGGGGATACCGGCATAGGGCGAGTACGCCTCAGAACGTACCAAATAAAAAACCTCGAGGACCGTATACGTCACCTGCAGAAGCTCGTGGATCAGGGAAAACGCGACCCGGTCATCTACGAGTTTGCCCGTCGGGCCATCAACAAGAAGTGCGGTGGTACCTGGTGCGTGCCAGAAAAAAATAACGGACGAGAGCTTCAGGCGTTGTTCAAGGCAATTCGCAATAACGTCCGGTATACATCTGATATTACTCGCGTTGATTCATACCAAAAACCGCGTCATACCCTCGCTTTACGTAGTGGTGACTGCGACGATTACGCCGTTCTTGCTTGCTCGAGTGCGGCGGCCATCGGGTTACCTTGCCGTTTCAAAGTAATCAGAACGAAGGGCGCACCGGAGTGGAATCACATCTACGCGCAGGTGGGACTACCGCGTAGAAACCCTAGTCGGTGGATTTCTTTAGATGGATCAGTCAACATGCCTCTTGGATGGGAAGCGCCGCGGGGGATGGTGGAAGATTCGAAAGTATTTCCAACATAGGAGTTGACGATGGTATCCTGTAGGGGATATTTTTGAGTGCGAACTCGATTTCCAGGCCCGTCATCAAGGGCCGTATAGTCAGGAGAAAGACATGCCGAATTACGACGATATGATGGGTCTGGACATGTACGACGGTCTCGACCAGTTCTACACCCCCAGCATGATCCGCGACAGCATGATCGCGGCCGGCGCCGGTGCCGGTGCCATCCTGCTCGCCAGCTGGGTCGGCCCGATGATCCCGGTTCCCAAGGAGTGGGAGGATGACCCCGAAAAGGCGATCAACGTGCATCGTCTCCGCGCGGCCATCATGACGGTGGGCGGTGCGCTCGTCGGGCGCGGTCTGTGGGACTACAACCGCGATGCCGCCATGGCGGTCATCGGCGGCGTGGCCGGTCTCGGACTCGCGCAGATCGTGGACAGCTTCTTCAAGGACAAGGAAGGCAACGTCTCGCAGTTGGTGGGCACCCCCTTCGGCGTTCTTCCCGAGGACCTGGAGCTGGACGGGGCCGACGAGGCCATGATGCAGTACGGCGATGCCACCACCGCGCTGTCGGCTCTCGAGAGGACCGACGTTCACGCCACTCCCGGAGCCTTTCAGGGTTTCCAGGAGCCGGTGGTAACTCCCGAGGCGCTCATGGGTACCGTGGTGCAGCAGGAGACGCTGGGACAGTACAACCCTTACATGGCCTAGGACCTGGTCCCGGGCAAACGAACGAGACACCAGTAACGAAGATTAAGTAGTACAAAAGGAGAAAGACATGCCATTGATGCCGATCGAAGGCCAGCCCGGCCTGTTTCGCGACAGCGACACCGGTCAGATCGTCAACATACGAGATTTCCGTGAAAGTTCGAAATACGACACGGTGCTCATCGACGCGACCCCGCTGGGGCCGCCGGCCACCGGGATCCCGGCGGGCACGCAGTACGTGTTCTTCCAGGACATCCAGGGAAAGCGCGAGTGTGACACGAACATCCGCACCCCGCGCAAGCTCAGCGCCGGCGAGTCGATGGTGCTCGACCGCATCGGTCTCTACTGGAGGCTGGCGACGGGCAATGTGGTCACCGTGCCGCGCGACGTGAAAAAGTGCGTCGACAACTCGTTCTTCAGGCTCCGGATAAACGAAATTTTGCAAGACGAAGGTCCGAGTATCCGGTTTCCTTCAGGCCTGGGGATGTACGGCACCACCACCGAGACGGACGCCGGTATCTTCTCCATCGGCGTGCCCGCCACCGCCAGCGCGGCCAGGTTGGTCAAACGCCAGCTCTTGAATCAGAACCACGAGCTGGACGGCGTGCTCGAGTTCAACGCCCGGCAGTGGCTGACCAACGCGGGTCTGACCTACGAGGATCCGCAGATCGAGCAGCCGGTGCTCGTGACGTGTGATCTCCACGGCTTGATCAGGGCCGCGGTCACCAAGTAGCGGGCTGTCCCCGGTTGGGTGTTCCGGCCTCCCGCGAGGGAGGCCGGGGCAACGCTCTTTCGCGTTTCCTCTTTAGGCCCTTTTCGGAGAGTCCCGTATGAAACAGAGAACAGGTGGTGGAATGGCAGCGGCCCCGGCGGGACAGCCGGCCGAGGCTGCGGAAGAAGAAGGACGCGTGCCCCCGGGCGCGCTCGTCCAATATTACTCGGACCTCGCGTCGGGCCTCATCGCGCCCGAGGACATGCGGATCGAGGACATCACGTTCGCGGTCCAGATCGATCCGCAGGGGAACATCGTCTTCGAGACCGACCCCATCGAGGTGCTGAGCCGGTACAACCTCATCATCCGGCAGGTGACCGGATGGGCGATGGATCCGGACCTCGTCGGCGCCGCAGGTGCGCTCGTTCGTTTTCAGCTGCAGGAGGCAGGACGTAACTTCACCCTGTTCAAGCGTCCGGTGAACCTCCAATCGTTGCTGAGCCGACGTGGAGACGGAAACGCCGTGCAGTGGGACGGGGTATATATCTGCGTGCCGGGTACCACGATGGAGGCGTTGTGGACCGTCGACACCAACCGCTGGGCGGCGCTCGTTGGCGCGGCTCGCGAGTTTGGTATCCAGTTGATCGGTGATTACGTCGCGTGTGCTCCCGGCCCCTAGCTAGGGAGGCACCGTGTTGCCATTCGATTTAGATAACGATCCAGGCGAAGGTAATCTCAACATCAGAGCTTACCTGGCGTCGGTGGTGGGCCCGAAGAGAGTCGCGCATGGGACGCGCAGTGTGGTGCGTGTTCCGACGGCTAACTCGGAGGAGCTGGCCAAGAATCCTTCCAAGAATCACCAGGTGTATTACATCGAGGTGTGGCTTCCGGCGCAGGCTGGTGCTGTAGGAGCACGCGTTTTATTTTCCTCGTCAGAATCGATGGGGGAGTCGGGGGTGCTGATAACTTTCAACCCGCCGGCCGCACCTGGACAGTTGAACGACAGGTACCGGGCGGTGTTGTTACCGACCGACCACCTCTATGCTCAGGTGATATCTGACGCGGGTGGCCAACCTGTTGTTGGGCAGGTTCCGATGGTTGTTTCAAAGGTGGTGTTTTGAGCCTGTTGATGGAATATCTGGGGGAGTTCGAAGCCCCCAAGCCGACGCAACCTTCGCAGTCGGGTCTCGTCAAGAAGTCGATCTCCGTGCTCCAGGAAAGCCTCAACCTCTGGGGGCACGGGTTGAAGGTCGACAACGAGTTCGGGCCAAACACAAAACGCGCCTGGCAGATGCGGGCCATAAAGCAGAACGTCAATCCTGCCTTCGACCGCGCTGGCCCCAACCACGCGTGGGTCCATCCGAATGCCTTCTACGAGATCTCGATGGAGGGCCGGAAGAAGTATCTCGCAGCGAAACCTGAGTCCGACGAAGAATTCATAAAGCGCACCAAACCAAAACCGAAGCCGAAGCCCACCGGGAGTCGGCTGGTACCCTTCGTGTCAAAGCCGAAGGAAGCCCCCACCAAGGCCGAGAGGCTGGTCAACATCAAGGTGGAGATGGCGCAGAAGATCTTGCGCGGTCTAGGCTGGAGCGCGGCGAAGGTAGCCATCGACAAGAAATACGGCCCGAAAACAAAAGGGGCCTGGGAGACGTCGGCCAAGACCCGGAAGCTCGATCCGTTGTTCAAGCGCGTGGGCCCGTTCATTGCCACCGTCTCTCACCGGACCTATCTGCAGCTGAAGGCCGCCGCCGGCATGAAGGCCAAGCGCGCCGCAGGGATGGTTCCCATCGCGGTGGTGAAAATCCAGCGAGGGTTCAACTACTGGGTGAAGAAGGGAAAGCTCCAGGGCACACCGGTGGAGATAACCCGGCGCCCGGACGCCCCCACCATCGAGGCGGTGAAGATCGCCGCGGACAGAATAAACGCCATCCCCAACGTTGAGAAGACGGCCAAGGCGGATGTGGTGAAGATCGACAAGCGGGTCGCCGCGGAGCTCGACAAGGGGTACCAGCTGGCGGTGGAGGAGGCCAAACCGAAGCCGAAGCCCGAGCCCAAGCCTTTTATTCCTGCGCCGGCACCACCCCCCGAGCCTAAACCACGGCCCGGTACCGTGGTCAAAAATGCCGCAGAGCTTCAGGCCATTCTGTACGGGCTCCAGTGGCGAAAGCGCACCGTAAAGCCCACCGGGCGCCCCGATGCCGCGACAAAGGCGGCCTGGCAGAAGTCGGCCCAGAGACGCGGGCTCAACCCTCTCTTCGTCAAGGTCTCGTCGAAGGAGGCACGCGTCAACGAGAAGGCCTATTTGAAGATGACTTCGGATGCGCGGGCACCGCGGCCACCGAAGCCGAAGCCCGAGCCGAAACCGAAGCCGGCCACGGTCGTCCTCAAGGTCTCCACCGTCCAGGCCGGGCTCAACGGTAAGGGCGTGAAACCTCTTCTCGACACCGACGGGTACTGGGGTTCGAGGACTGAGAACGCTTTTCAAGAACGATACACTCCGCCAGGCTCGACGGTGGAGTACGTCGTTGCCAAGAACCGCAAGTCGATCAGGGTTCCGCGCGCGATAGGCGAGGAACTTCAGAAGGCGTCGGTAGGTGCCCCCAAGCCGCCTCCTCGAGTGAGCATCTCGGTGGCCAAGGTGAAGAAGGCCTTTGCCGCCATCGGTAAGAAGATCGGTCCCGGGGCGTTTTTCGACGACGTGACCGCGGCTTCGCTCAACACGTACATCCTCAAGATCGACCACGGGGTGAATACCGGGTACCGCGTTTCCAAGAACCGCAAGACCATCACCCGACTCAGAAAGAACATCGCGGACAAGCTTGAGGCGATTGTGGCCGGCACCAAGCCTCCGCCGCCGAAGCCTGATGAACCGGAAAAGCCGGAAGAGGACGATATCAAGGCGCAGGCTCGCCGCCTGGCAGAGCTTCAGACGGTGGAGATACCGGTGCTGACGGTTCAGCAGGCCATCTTGTGGACCGAGGTCCTCAAGGAGAAGATCGCCCCCACGGTGAAGGCCACCGGCACCTGGGATGACGCCACCAAGCGGGGGTACTTCCAGTACATCATCGAAGCTCACAAAAAGCCTGCAGCCATTCCGGTTCTCGAGGCCATGGTACCGATGGTGGTGTCTGTCGATCGGATGACGTTGCTCACCACCCCGAGGTGGCATGACGCGATGCAGGAGCGCGCGGAGCTTTATCGACAGAGCATCGAGAAGCCTCCGCCGCCGACACCGCCGGAAGATCCGAAAAAGAAGCTCCAGAAGCGCGTCCGGGCGTTGATGAAGAAGATGAACACGCCGGTCAAGGTCCTGCACGTTCAGCAGGCACTGACGTTCAGCGGCTACAAGGTTGCGGTCGCCGGCAAGCTGACGGGGAAGTGGACGAAGAGCACCCAGCAGGGGCTCATCGATGCGCTGCACCCGGACTCGGTCGGCAAAGGCATGAGATTGGTACCGGCGTGGAAGATCGCGCTGCCTCGCAAGGTGTCCAAGGACAAGAAGACCGTCCTGTTGACACCGCTTGAGGCCAAGAGAATCAAGATCTCGGCGCGGGACTATCGTCGAAGCCTGAAAAAGCCGGATCAACCACCTCCTCCACCGCCTCCTCCTACCATCCCGGAGGCAGCAAAGAGGTCCTGGTCGCGGCTTGCAGAGTCCATCAAGGTCATGGAGGCCTTCGGGCCGAAGATCATGGGCGCCGTGAAGCGTGTTTCCAACACCGAGGGGCTTACTGAGACCGCGAGCGACATCTACTTGAAGTGGCTGGGTGCCGGCCGGCGCGTCATTGCTCGAGCGCGCAACATGCTTGAGGAGAACCCGGAGTTGCGGGAGGTGATGGATGCCACGGCGACAAAGACGTATCCCGACGCGGCAGAGTTGGGAACCCTCATGGCGTATTTTGAGGACGCGGTATCCTTCTCGGCCACGGCCCTGGACACGCTGGATCAACCGCTTTCCGAGGCGCTCCTGACGGGACAGAACTGGCGGAAGCTCGCCCTGGTGATGGGAAATACGGTGGTGGCCAAGGCCGGGGCCGAGGCGGTCGCGCGCCAGGGGCTGTCGCAGATGATCCGGAGCGAGACGGACGACTTCCTGTTGTTCAATCAGCAGCTGGCCACCTTGATTGCCAATAATAAAATAGGGCGCAAACCGGAAGATCAGCCGATTCCTCCGCCGCCTCCCCCACCACCTCCTCCACCGCCGCCACCTCCGCCTCCGCCGCCGATCCCCGTACCGATTCCGGTGCCGATTCCTCCACCGCCGCCACCTCCCCCTCCGCCGCCCCCAATTCCCGTTCCGGTACCGGTTCCGGTACCTCCACCGGTTCCTCCCCCCGAGCCGAAAAAAGAAGGCGCAGGAATGGTCCTGCCGCTCGCCATAGGGGGTGTCGCTTTGGGCGCAATCGCGCTATTGTTGGGAAGGAAGTAACCAGAGGAGAACAGACATGCCACATCTCGGAGATGAAATCGCCGTTCTGGACGGCCTGGAACTCGGAGGCCTTGACGCCTCTCCCGCGCAGGCGGAAGCCGCCGGCGCGCAGGCCAGCGACGTCCGGATCAGGAAAAACGTCATCGACGCGTCCTCCGGGGCGAACTACAGCGGTGGAAGCTCCTACCCGGATAGTGGACGCATTCCGCTGATGCCCAGTTCGGTCGGGCTCGCGGATGCGGATCTGTTGGCCTACCAGAAGACCGTGAGCGTGCTTCCTCCTCGTCGGAATGTGGTGGACCCGTCTCAGGGGGCGAACTACACCGGCGGATCAGATTTCCCGGACAGCGGCGGCATCCCGCTGACGGTCAGCAGCGCGGGCCTCGCGGGCGGCTGCGTGGGTGGTTGCTACGATGGCATCCCGTTGGGAGAGCTCGACGCCCACTTCGGCTCCTCGATGTCGGTTCAGGGGGGTAACGTCCGGATCAGGAAAAACGTCGTCGATGCGTCCTCCGGGGCGAACTACAGCGGTGGAAGCTCCTACCCGGACAGTGGACGCATTCCGCTGATGCCCAGTTCGGTCGGCCTGGCCGGCCTCAACTCCCTGGATGCTACCGACGATGCCGCCGACGAGACGCTGTTGGCTGGTCTCGGTTTCGTGCCCACCAACCCGCTAAGGTTCAAGAGGTCGCGGTTTGTCAAAGCCTTCAAGCAGAAGGCAGGGCGCAAGCGGCTGAAGAGGTTGAAGGGTGCGGCGCAGAAGATCCAGAAGGCATATCGTGGCATGTCGCCGCAGCAACGCAGGATGGCTCTCATGAAGCTCTCGGCGTTGGGTCGCGAGCTCGCGCGGATCCGCACGATGCGGCGCAACTTGCTGATGAAGTTGACGGGCAGACCTGCTCCTCTCCCGGTACCGGTACGGCCTCCGTATCGGCCTCCGGTTCCGCGTCCGATGCCGTACCGTCCCATGCCGCTCCTACCTTTCCGATAGAAGAGGTAACGCCACCAGCAGTATAAAAACACGAGGAGAGCAGCATGGCGATTGAGATAGGTGAAGGTGGGGGTGCTCTCGCTCGCATCCCCAACGTCCGGATCCGGAAGAACGTCATCGATGCGTCTTCCGGGGCGAACTACAGCGGCGGCAGCGCCTTTCCCGACAGTGGACGGCTGCCGCTCATGCCGAGCACGGTCGGGCTCGCGGATGCGGAGCTTCTGGGTCTGGCTGGTGTAGAGGAAGAGGCGTTCAAATACGGGACACAGGCCGCGAGCGGTGATGTGGAAGGCGCTGCCAAGGGGGCCTGTGAGGCTGCCACCCGAGCAGGTGCTGCAGCAGCTACCACCGCCGCGGGGTTAGGCCCCATCGGGGGCGCGATACCAACGGACCTGGTTTGTGGTCCTCTCGTAGATCTCTTCACCGGTGCAAAACAAAAAAAGCGCCGTGCGAAAAAGAAGAGAGGGGCGCTTATCACTGCTTTTGCTGCATATGCGAAGGCTCGTGGTGGAAATCCTATCGCCTGGTACAGAGCGAATAAACCTATCAAAATGCGATTGAACTTCGATGATAAAGGTCATCGTACCGTGACGATAAGCGGACGGAAGGCAAGATTCGTCGGGATCATGAGGGACATGCAGGCAGGGAGGATACCGATCCCTAAAGGAGGTCGAACTCCTTATTCAAAGTACACCTTTCCTGTTACTTGGATAGAGGCCACACCCACGGGTAAGAAAGAAAAAAGATGGTCAATGCTTCGCAAGATGTTCATGGCCAACCCTGAGTTCGCAAAAAGAGACAGAGAAGCCAAGGAACAGGTTAAAGCCGAGGAGAGAAGAAAAGCAGAGGTGAAAGCAGGGAACCGTGCCAGGGAATCAGCTCGTAATGTGGGTATGGCAATCATGGCGACGGCCATCAAGGCTTTCGGTGAAGAGTTTCGGAAGAACCCTTCTCTCATTGGGGCGGGAGCCATGGCTTATGCTGTACCCATGAGGAACAATCCCCGGCTGGCGAAGTTCGACCGCGCCCAGGTGGAAAATCTTTTGCGCAGCAAGACTAATGTTCAAGCTGTTGCGGATACATACTTCAAAAACAATCCTCAAGACAAGGCCAGGGCGTTCGCGTTGGCAGTGGATTACAAGAAGAGACAGGCCCAGCTGGTCGAGTTAAACAGGCAAATAAAGGCAAAACAGAAGAAGAAAAAGGCAGAGAGAAAGCAGCGAAGAAAGAAGCAACGCCAGAAACAAGAAGCCAAGGCGGTGGAGAAGGCGGCGTCTCGGCCAGGTACGAGGGGGGCGAAGAAGGTTGAGAAGTCCGTAGGCAAAAAAGCCAAGCAACTGACGGAGAAAGCAAAAAGACGAGCCAAGGTTACGCTAAAGGCCGGGAAGGAAGCCCAGAGACTGCGTAAGAAGGTTGATAGGTTGAAGAAAAAGCTCGCCGCTCAGAAAACCAAAACCCCCACGCAGAAGAATGTTGCCGAGACAAACAAGTTGATCCGGGAAACACAAAAAACTGCCGATACTGCAGAGAAGATGGAGGCCACCAACGCAGTTGGGACAGCTCTCACCAAGAACACCGCTGTGCAGGCAGCTCTGGCCCGGCAGATCGAGAGGGCTGTGAAGATAGGCAACATGGCTGCGGCGAGGAATTTAACGAAAATATATCTTCGCCTGGGCGGCGTGGCCGAGAAGTTGAAGGATCTTCAAAAGCTACAACTACAAGACTGAACGACATGACACAGAAGTCGACAGTACCGATCTCCGATATGTACATGCACTTGCAGGGGTACCAGGCGCAGGCGCAACCGGAGTACTCCAATAGCCGACGACATGTCTATTTCTCGGCGCCGCTACAGAAATGGATCGTCGTTCGCCGCCGCGGGAACAAGGCGGAGTTCGAGTTCACCGACGATTGTCCCTGCGATACTTACACCTAGGAGAGCGCGATGCCGATGGAGATACATGGCCTGGATGGCACCAGTTGGACTACCACCAGGGTAGCCCCGACTCGCAATGCGCCTTTCTCCGGGTTGGGGGCGGTTGTTCCTCCGGTGGTGCCTGCCAAGAAGAAGGTGGCGAACAACACCACACCGGGGCTCAAGATCACCATCCGCAAGTGCGTTGAAAGCAAGTTCATGGCGTCAGGCGCCGGCGGGGTCGGCGGCGGAGAAGTGTACCGGATGCCCACGAAGGAAGAGGTTGCTTTGTCCGTCGTCCCCAAGCTCGAGGAGCTGGGATTCGAGATAGTGGGGGAGCCGGTATTCGTTCAGGATGCCAGCCCGGTGTGGATGTTCCGGAAGGTCAACAAACCCTTGTGCGCCTATGAGTTGTACATGGGAGCAGGACCCTTCAAGGGACTCGTGTACCACTGTTATAAAACGCCGAGCGTCGAGAACAAGATCAAGTTCGCGCCGAGAGCTGTTTACCAGTGGACCGTGGCCATCCGGCCCACCGATCGGGAATTGACGGTGGAGAAGGAAAGGGAGGTCCTCCGGGTGATGCGCGAGTCGCACCAGGTTCTCGGTAAGATAAGCGGCCTCTGCGGTCTCGGTTTCGGGCGTACTCGAAAACCCTTCAAGGTGGAGCCGGTACCGGTGCCTGATCCTCCCACACCGGCCAAGGGAGCATTTGCCACCACGGCTTTGATCATCGGGCTCGCGCTCGCTGGCATGACCTTCATCAAGAGGTAGTGATGGTAAGGTTCAACGAGTTATTTAAGACGGAAGACCACGCCAAGTGGATCTCTCAGAAGCTTAATAACGGAGAGTTCGACTACTGGCTTGTCGTCGACACCAAGTATTTGCCGGCTTGGATGGGAGAGGGAGAAGCCCGGAGGCTGGGTAAACATGTCGTGACCATCTCTGTAGTAGCTCCTTCGGAAGCAGGGGACGAACATCTGGCCGCTGCGGTAGAGTTTCGCGGATGGATCGAACAGGGGAGAAGCATCAAGGAGTTGAGTGACGAAGAGAAGGTAGAGCTTCTCGACGAATATGGTACGCGCGCTGTTGTCTGGGAGAGCATAGGCAACAACCTCCGCAAGCTTCTTAGAGAGGCAAAGGAAGAAGCACAAAAAGTCGAGGGGCTTTTTGGTTTCTACATGGACAGGGCGCAAAACCGGATGGGCAATACCGGCTGGGATTTCATCAAGGGGGATATTGGTTTCGGAGGGGGGCAATGAGCACCGGAATGACAATTTTCTACAACATCGTGTCGAAGAAAGACGCCCTTCTTCTTCATGATCGTTTGAGGAAAGAAGATCCTCAGTCGGCTGAGCTGCTTCTTGATGTAATTCATAAGCTTCAGCAAGAACTTGATCTCGATCCTGCTACGACTTCCGCGTTGAGCAGGGTGATGGGTGTAGTTAAATCAGGTCGTAGTTGGGACACTGCTCTTCTTCGCAACAACATCTTCAAGGCTGCCAACTCTCTAGGTATGGAGTTGCCTTCGCATATGTTCTGATAAATGAAAGCCCGGGACATCAAAGTCGGTGGTATTTACCTCACCTACGTGAGTGGTGAGCGTGTCCGGGTTCGTGTTATTCACGACCGAAAAAAGCTTCAGAAGTGGGAACGAGGTCGGTACCAGGTGGAGCGGGTCGACAACGGGAAGGTGCTCAAGAAGTGGCGGTCGGCTCAGGCGCTTCATCCGGTGGAGAGCTACCGCGAAGCGTGGCCCAGCATGACGGAAAAACAGGAGAGCATCTCTCCGGGGGGATCGATGGTCGCTGTGGAGGATCTTGTTCCGGGGGATGTATTCAAGGTGAGGATGGGGCCAGCAGCAGGTAAGGAGTTCGAGGTCGTCGAGGTTATCCCGCTCGCAAACGATTACTTCCGGGTGAGGATCCGGGCAGAAGGTAAAGCTGGTTATGTCACTCGCCCCAAGGGATGGGAAGTCGAGACGAGACGTTGAAATGCTTTCTCCTCTGTCAATATTGCTCTGGGCTCTTTTCATCGGGGCCACCTCTGCCGGCATCACGGTGGCCGTGCGGGCGCTTCCTTTTATCAAGAAGTGGATGATGGAGCGCAAGAAGCCGTGGGCCTGCGACGTGTGCATGAGCTTCTGGTCCACGGGTCTGGTAGCGATTCTGGTTGCCGGGTGGCAGAATAATCACGAGCTCGTGCTTGCTTGTGGCCCAGCCTATCCTTGGGCGCTTTGGGTGCTCTGCAAGATAACGGCGCCGACCGGGCCCCCACCGATGAAACTGGAGGATAGCGATGCGTAACAGCATGGACCAGTTCGTCTGTCTTGGGGATTGTCTGGGTGATACCTATCACGTCGAGTTTCAGATCCCGGGTGAGAAAAAGTGGCACTCTGCTTGGGATACCTTCAGTAACAAGAAGGACGCGAAGGAGTGGATCAAGGGCAGCAAGGAGGAACTCCGCGCCGAGGGCAATCCGGTCGGGAAGTTCAGGGTGGTGGAAGGACCGGCCACCGAAAAGCCTCCTTCTTTTTATCAGTCGACGTTCATGGCTCCACACCGGGTGCAGAACATCTCGTTCTGGGCGCTTCTGGCCACGTTGGGGGTTTACTTCATTTCTAAGGACGAGGCTGTCAAACACGGAGCGATGGTGGGAGGAACCGGTCTCGCCATGTTGACGGTGGCGTCGATGTTGCCGGGACGAGGGTATTTAGAGGGTAAGTGAAGCCGCATCCCTACATAGAGCGGGAGTCGCCGCCGACCTCGTACAACGTCGCGTCGGTGCTTGAGAAGCAACCGGGGGGATGGGGCCGGGTAATGGCCGGTACGGTTCAGCGCGCGTTGGTGCTCACGCCAGGGCTGGCGCTTGCCGGCGTTCGAGGAGGACAGCTTGCAGGTGGTGCGTTGTTGGGTTCGATGACCATCACCGCCTGGTTGTTCCTCCTTTACTCGCTCCGCCGCGAGGGGTATATCAAGTCCTGGAGAAAGATCTGATGTCGGAACTAGGAGCCTGGACTTTCCTAACACCAAATCAGTTGATTAATCGTATATTTCAACTGTTAGGGGAGTGGCATACGCTGTATCTAGAAGAGGCTTTTTCAACAACGCCAGCTAATATGAACGTGCCCTCCCGCGGGCCTTATGAAAAATATAAGAGATGGACAGATCAGTTTGGGACGGTGGCAGCGGGGTTTGATGTATTTTTTCAAGCCGATACGTTGAAACGCCTTGACGAGGCCAGGGTGATTTACGAAAAAGAGCGCAAGCGGGTCGCAAAGGTGTTGGGACATGAACCCGAAGCGCAATCGACTGCAGATTTTGGGAGACCGAAAAAAGGAGTTCTCGACGATTTACTGGACCTCATGAAGACGGGGATAACTTACGGTGGGATTCTACTCGTGGGGTACATCGCATACGACGTGTACAAAGATATACGCTCCGCTCGTAGAGAGCGTAGGGTGAGAGAGTTGACGGAAAAGCAGCTCAAGTTGGCGGAGAGGGCTACTACACGTTAGGCAGCGGCTTTGCCCATCACGTTCTTGACGTAGTGCTGGGTCGCGCTGGGCCACTGCTGCATCGCCGGCCGGCGGTCGACATTACCGGGTCCCCAGTTGTAGGCGGCGAGTGCTTGGGGCCAGTTGCCGTATTTGCGGTACATCTTGGACAGGAACCTCGCTCCTCCTAGCGCGCTTTGGGTAGGGCTGAAGGGATTGGAGATGCCGTAGGTCCTGATCACCACCGGCATCAGCTGCATCAGGCCCTTGGCGCCGACACGGCTTGTCGCGGTCGGGCTGTAGCGGCTTTCGGTGTGCGCCACCCCTTTCATGATACCGAGGGGAACGCCGTAACGCGCGGCGGCGTTTTTGAGCGCGGAGAGGATGTGGGAGGGAGGTTGCCCGAAGGAGATGGTAGGGAAGATGGAGCCGGCGGCTTTC